CGGGTCCAATGAATTTGGCCGAAGCGGCCAACGCTCTCGAGGGAATACTGCCAGTTGATGGAGAACAGTCGCCCGAAGAGACGCAGTTGCCAGAGTCCGAAGAGGATGATGGCGCGGCCTTGAGCGAGGAATCATCAGCGGATGCAGACGCTGCTGATGAGGAAACGCAAGAGGAACAGTCCGAAGAAAATGAGGAATCCGAGGAGCAAGAACAGCCAACCGTCTTCACCGTCAAAGTTGACGGCAAAGAAGTTGAGGTGACGCTGGACGAGCTCCAAAAGGGTTACTCACGGACCCAGGACTACACACGCAAAACGCAGCAGATCGCTGAGATCAGGAAACAGGTCGAGGCTGAGACTGAGGCAGTGCGTGCCGAACGTGCGCAGTACGCACAGATGTTGGGAGCGTTACAGGCCCAGCTCCAAAATGCTGAACCTCAAGTCGATTGGGACCGTCTTTACCAAGAAGACCCCATCGAGTGGGTGCGGCAAAAAGAGGTGATGCGCGAGAGACAAGAAAAACTCCAAGCGATTCAATTTGAACAGCAACGGGTGGCTCAACTCTCGCAGCAAGAGCAGCAACAGCATTTTGAGTCGCATTTGAAAGAGCAGCACACAAAGCTGCTCGAGGTCATTCCCGAGTGGAAAGACCCGGCAAAGGCGAAAGCAGAAAAGCAAATGCTGGTCGAATTCGGTCAAAAGACTGGATTCACACCTGAGGAGCTCAAAGCCATTGTGGATCACAGGGCGGTTGTCGCGTTGCGTAAAGCAGCGCTTTACGACCAGATGATGACCAAGCGAAAAGCAATCACCCCCGTGACCAATAACGGTCCACGGCCTGCCAAGCCAGGTGCAGCAGGCCGGGTATCCCAAACAACTGAGGCAACTCGCGCCAAACAGCGTCTCGCAAAGACTGGCCGTGTCGATGATGCGGCCTCCGCAATCTATCAACTTTTGAGGTAACACCATGACTATCGTCACCAATACCTTCACGAGCTACTCTGCAAAGGGTATCCGCGAAGACCTGAGCAATGTGATCACCAACATTGCTCCCGAAGAAACTCCATTCCAATCCAACATTGGCCGCGAAACCATCTCCAACACTTTGTTTGAGTGGCAGACCGATACCCTGGCAGATGCCGCAGCAAATGCGCAGCTCGAGGGTGATGACGTTGGATCGTTTGATGCTGTCACCGCCACCGTGCGTTTGACCAACTATGCTCAGATTTCGCGCAAGACCATCATCTTGTCGAACACTGAGGAAGTGGTCAACAAGGCAGGACGCCGCAGTGAACTAGCTTATCAAATCGCGAAACGCGGGAGCGAGCTAAAGCGCGATCAAGAATTCATTTTCTTGAATGGCGGTGTTGCTGTTGCAGGCAATACGACCACTGCTCGCGTGACTGCCTCTTTGGGCGCATTTGTCAAGACCAACACTGACAAGCAGACCAACGGCGTTGATCCCAGCTACACCACGCTGCCCAACAGTGCTCGCACTGACGGCAACGTGCGCACCTTCACTGAGACGATCCTCAAGAACGTCATCCAGAAGGTGTGGACTGCTGGCGGCACTCCAAAGATCCTGATGGTTGGCCCTGTCAACAAGCAGCGCGTCTCTGGTTTCTCTGGCATTGCCTCTTCACGTTTCAACATCGATGGCGGTGCAAAACCCGCAACATTGATCGGCGCTGTAGATATTTATGTCTCAGATTTCGGAAATGTGAGTACTATAGCCAACAGGTTCCAACGCGAGCGTGATGCATGGGTGATCGACCCCGACTACGCCAAGATGACTGTGCTGCGTCCTTACCAGCAAGTCGAATTGGCTAAGACTGGTGACGCTGAAAAGCGTATGTTGTTGATTGAGTACGGCTTGAAAGTGCTGGCTGAAAATGCCCACGGCCTGGCCGCTGACTTGGTCACCTCCTGATAACTGACTAGGAGACGGGGCCAGGGAAACCTGGCCCCACTTACATGGACAAAATAATTCTTGATGTAAGCCCCGACAAGGGCATCACGCGCACCTGGCATTTCAATCCTGATACCGAAGAAACCACGATCCAAACTTCTCAGGACGTGACGGCAGTGATTGAGGCCAACAAGCGTGACTTTGCAGCGATTGACAACAGGGCAAACTGGCAAGGCGAATGGCATCACGTTGCCAGCATCCCAGAGGCCTTGTATTACAAGCTCAAGGCTGAAGGCAAGCTCGATGATGAGGCTTACATGAAGAAGTGGCTTAACGATCCAGACAATCGATTCTTTCGCGTGAGGCCTGGCCAAGTATGAATTACATTGCCGTTTGCACGCCAGCGCGTGACCAGGTACACACCAATTACACATATTGCATGGTCAACATGGTGGCGTATCACACGCTCAACACCACTGATGCCATCAGTCTGAAACTGTTGCAGGGCACGCTGATTCAGAACCAGCGTGCTGACTTGTGCCTGGATGCGTTGCGTGAAGGCTGCACGCATATCTTGTTCATTGACTCAGACATGACCTTTCCCCAGGACATGATCCAGCGGCTACTGAAACATGACGTTGACCTGGTTGCGGCCAACTGCGCCAGGCGCAGAATGCCCACAGGTCCAACCGCGCAAAACTATGACGAGAACGGCAAGCGCAAACCGATCTATTCAATGCCAGAATCCACTGGTCTGGAAGAAGTTGGCAGCGTTGGCACCGGCATCATGCTGATCAAGCGCGGCGTCTTTGAGGGTATGTCAGAACCTTGGTTTGATATGCCTTGGCAGTACGACACCAGGGGCTACATGGGCGAGGACGTGTTCTTTTGCAAGAAGGCAAAAGAGCTTGGGTTCAAGGTGTATATTGACCATGACGTGAGCAAAGAGATCGGCCACATTGGCACGTTTGAATTCAGACATGAGCACACCTGGATCGTCAAAGAGGAAATGGAAAAAGAGGCAAGCTGATGGCACTCACAACATACACCGAGCTGAAAACATCAGTTGGCGATTGGCTCAACCGCACCGACCTGACAACGGTAATACCTGATTTCATCGCGTTGGCCGAGGCCCAGATTGAGCGCCAATTGCGCACCCGGCAGATGATCGTGAGATCCACGGCATCAATCTCCACCGAGTACAGCGCGGTGCCTGATGATTTCCTGGAGACAAAGTCCATCAAGCTCACCGGCACCAACCCTGTCACGCCTTTGGGGTTTGAGACTGTCGATTCACTTGATGCCTTGAGCGTGCAGTACCGATCCAGTGGCGTGCCGATCTTCTTTGGCATTGTTGGCGGCCAGATCCGAGTCCTGCCGATTCCTGACGCTGCCTATACCGCAGAGCTTGCGTATTACGCCAAGTTGACGAAGTTGTCATCTACCGTGTCAACCAACTGGCTGCTGGCGCAAGCGCCTGACGTTTACCTGTACGGCGCATTGCTCCAGGCTGCGCCTTACCTGCAAGATGATGCGAGAATTACGGTGTGGTCATCGTTGTACCAAGCAGGCCTGGATCAGTTGCAGATTGCAGATGATCGAGGGTCAACCAGTGGCGGTGCATTGCTGACCAGGGCAAAAACATTTGGGTGATTAGATGGTAACGACAACCAAAGGCGAGATGGACGAGTCACTGCTGGAAAAGCGTGAGGGGTCTATTGATACTGATACCGAGACAACGAGCTGGGTTGAGTATTGGCATGAGGGTGAGTTGGTGCATCGATCAGTCAACATGGTGCTGAAACGTGGCGTCTTTGCTGACGGCATCAGTCAACAAATTTAAGAGGTAAATCATGGCGAATACTCAGGCAATGTGTACCAGTTTTAAGGGTGAGCTGCTTGTCGGCCACCACAACTTTGGCACTGGTGTTGTCCGAGCTGCCACTACGGCAGACACATTCAAGGCTGCCCTGTACCTGGCAAGCGCCACCGTCAATGCGTCCACCACGGCATACAGCTCAACTGGTGAAGTGACCGGCACCGGATACACGGCTGGTGGCGTCACAGTGACGTTTGGCACGCCTCCAAGCACCTCTGGAACCACGGCATTCGTTACCCCCAGCGCCAGCATCAGTTACAGCGCGGTGACCCTCTCAACGGCCTTTGATGCAGTCTTGATCTACAACTCGACCCAGTCAAACAAGGCAGTCAGCGTCCACACTTTCGGCAGCCAGACCGTGACTGCTGGAACCTTCACGCTGACCATGCCAACCAATGATGCAAGCACCGGCCTGATCCGGTTGGCTTGATCTAAGGGGCAGCGCCATGGCTGCTTACGGCACAGGGTACTACGGCCTTGGCGTCTATGGCATAGGCAATGTCGTTATCAGCGGCAACCAGGCAACTGGTGCCGTTGGCAGCGTCCTAGCCAGCAGATCAATTCAAGAAGATGGCACCATTGCCACCGGCAATGTCGGAACCGTCACTCTCACCATCACCATTGCCATCACGGGCAATGCAGCCACGGGTGCCGTTGGCACGCTGGCACCAGACTCATCCAAAGCAGTCACCGGCAATGCGGCCACATTGGCCGTTGGCACTGTTGCACCTGCTAGGTCAATTGACCTCAACGGCAACGCTGCCACGGGTGCTGTTGACTCTGTTGGGGTTTCTAGGTCCACGGCAACAACTGGCAACGCTGCCACGGGTGCTGTTGGCACCATGTCGGCAGAGGTGATTTCTTTCCAGGACATTACAGGTGTTTCTGGGACTGGTGAAGTTGGCAGTGCGTCAAACGTCATCTCAGTTGCGATAATCGGCAATGAGGCGGTTGGATCTGCTGGAGTAATGGTTGGGTTTGGATGGGGTGCAGTACCTGATACATCTGAAACCTGGACTGACCAGTCAGATACACCAGAGACGTGGTCACCAGTGTCAGACACGGCAGAGACATGGACTCCAGAGTCAGACACCACTGAAACATGGACCGAGATCGCAGACAATTCAACATCGTGGCAGCAGGCCGCATAGGGGTAAAAAATGGCAGATACGACAACGACCAATCTTTTATTGACCAAACCAGAGGTGGGTGCAAGCACCGACACCTGGGGCACAAAGATCAATACTGACCTTGACACTGTTGACGCAGTATTCAAGGGCGATGGCACTGGCACCAGCGTTGGATTGAATGTTGGAGCTGGCAAGACGCTGGCAGTTGCTGGGACGTTGACAGTGACTGGATCGGCAACTGTTGAGTTTGCTGATGGGTCTGCCGCATCCCCATCAATTACCAATGATGGCGATACCAACACGGGCATCTTGTTCCCCGCTGCTGATACTGTTGCCATTGCTACTGGCGGGACTGAGATCGCAAGATTTGACAGCGCAGGTAACTTGGGATTGGGTGTTACGCCTAGTGCTTGGGGAACTGCAAGTGGGCAAAAAGCATTTCAAATTGGAACTAGCGGTTTTGCTTTATCTTCTAGTGGCGCTGGCTCTGGTGACGGTTCGCTTACATGGAACGGTTACTACAACGGTACAAACTGGATTTACAGTTACACAGGTGGTGCAGCTAGTCGTTTCCGCTTGAATGAAGCAGGTGCGGCATGGTTTACCGCCCCATCAGGAACAGCAGGTAACGCAATCACCTTCACCCAAGCAATGACGCTTGATGCTAGTGGGAATTTGGGTGTTAACCAAACATCACCCAGCTTCAAGATTGATGCCATTGGAAGCACGACAAATAGTTCTGGCATTGTTACCACATTGCGTTTAAAGAATGGTGGTACAGCGGCAAATGATGGCGCAAAGATTCTTTTTACAGCAGGAACATCAACTGATGGCGCTGGTATTGGCTCTGGTGGGCAAGCATTAGATTCTGCTGACTTGCGGTTTTATGCTGGAGGTAATACAGAGCGTGCCCGTATCGACTCCAGCGGTAACTTGCTGTTGGGGACTACTGCAAACATTACCAGCGCCAAATTTAATTTGGCACAAGGCGCATCAAACGGCGTCATGTACCAACTTGCACAGTTCACTGGTGGCTCGGGAACAGGTGGTAATAATGTTGGTGGATTAAAGCGCCAATCTACTGCATCTGTTGCAAACAGCGCCACAACAATCTTAAGTTCAATGAGTTTTGGAGAATTGATTGTTGTAACAGGAACAGGTTCGGGTGCTATTTTTGCAGACTTGTTAATGGGAAGCTACAACACAATTGCAGTTATCTCATCAAACACTCAGCAAGGAAGCCCTGCCTCCAGAACTTATTCAGTGTCTTCTGGTGCATTGCAATTGACAATGGGAAGTGCTACTGCAATGGCAGTCACGGCGCAATCAATAGTCACTGGCGCTTTAGGAACTTAAAAAGGAGTTAATCATGTCAACAATCGTTTGGAATATATCTCAACTTGACCGACAAACCTCAGATGGTTTTGTCACAACCGCCCATTGGCAAGCAACTGCAACAGATGGGGATTACTCTGCATCCATTGTGAACACTTGCTCATGGAGTGATGGTTCTCCAACAGTGCCCTACGCCTCTCTGACACAAGAAACTGTATTGGGATGGATATGGGCCAATGGTGTTGATAAAGACGCTGTTGAAGAGGCTTTAGCTGCTCAGATTGAGTTGCAGAAAAACCCTGTTAAAGCCACTGGAGTACCTTGGTAATGGACAGCGTGGAAAAAGAATTCGCCATCCACCAGGCCATTTGCGATCAGCGATACAAAGCGATTGAGGAAAAGCTCGAGTCTGGAAAAAGCCGAATGCAAAAGATCGAGATCCAGCTCTATATCGTTATCGCTGCCATCTTGTTTGGCCCTGGCGTTGCCGCTGACATTGTGAAAAAACTGCTTGGCATCTAAGATGTGGATCCAATCAGCATCCTACTTATGGCCTCAAGCGCATTCAGCGCCATCAAACAGGGCATTGCAACGTACAAGGATGTTAAGAACACTGCCGGTGACGTTAAGAAGATCGTCAATGAAATTGCTGGGATGTTTGGGCCAAACCCAACCAAAGAGCAAAAAAAGCAGATCATTGCAGAGCAAAAGCGCGTCCAGGAAGTTGCAGCCTACGACCCCAACCAGGTCATGGGTGACATTGCAAAGCGCTTGGGTGAATTCATGCGGCATATGCAGCAGATCCAAGACTTCTATAAAGAAGAAGAACGCAAGTCAAAAGAAGAGGTATACGAAGGTGTTGACTCTTTGGCCGAGCGTGCCTTGCAGCGTACCCTTGTGCTCACCCAGTTGAGGCAGATGGAGACTGACTTGCGCGAGCAAATGATCTATCAGTCGCCGCCAGAGTTGGGAGATTTGTGGACGCGGTTCAATGAGATGCGCGAGCAGATTGCAGTTGAGCAAGAGCAAGCCAGGGAAGTGCGTGATCAGCGTGAGGCGCAGGCAAGATGGCAACGAAGAAGAATGATCGGGGATCTGCAAGACAAAGCAATCTACCTGGCCGCCGCCTTGTTGATAATCGTCTACCTGAGCGTGTTCTGGTCACTCCTCGTGATGGACAGAAAAGTGCGATGGGGTTTCTGATTGCGCTCATCGCAATGGTCTTGGTGTTTTGCTTGATGCTGCCAATTGTGGGGATCATGTACTTTGATACCTTGTCAACGCAAAAGGAAAGCAAAGCGCAGATTGAGCGAATGGAGAGATTGCGCAAACAACTTGAGGAAGAACGCAAGAAGATGGATCAGGCCAACAGGAAGGAAGAGTAAATGCGAATGCTGCTTTGTCTGACCATCATGGTGCTGGCTGGGTGCGAGGATCGTTATCGCTACGTTTGCCAGAACCCAAACAACTTTGAATTGAAAGAGTGCCAAAAACCTCAGTGTCAATTCACGCAGACGTGCCCAGAGTACCTTGTTGCTCCAGTGCTTGAAAAGAAGGTGGAACCCGATGTTGTCAAGTCAAAATAAATATAGCCCCGAAGAGATCGAGGTCAGGATCTGGGGTTTTGTTGTGGTGATGATCACCATCATCTTGTTTGGCATTGTGATCGCCCTGCTATACAGCGTGACGTTTGTGACGCAACCCATCAAGTCAATGGCACCCATTGACCAGGCATACACCAAGATGCTCAATGACATTGTGTTGCTGATTGTTGGCGGTATCGGCGGCATTGTTGGCAAGCGTGCCGTGGGGGCCGTCAGTCAGGCCGTTACACCTACACCGCCACCTACACCTGCCCCGGCTGCACCAGCGCCTTCTATGCCTGTTTCTGCGCCTCCCAGCGGTGCTTTGCCAGTCTGGATCAATCCACCTTTGGATGAGAGCTGGACGCCACCGCCTCCACCGACCACGCCACCCGAGCACCTGGAACCAGATCACGTCCGCGAGGAGATCGCGGCAGCAAGACGTGAGGCCGGGCAGTGAATCCATACCTGATCATTGCGGCCATGATTGCTGTTGGCAGTGCATACGTTTATGGCCATCACAGTGGATATGCCGACCGTGACGCTGAGATGCAGGCTCATATTGCCAAGCTCAATGAAGAGTCACGCGCCAAAGAGCAAGAGATGGCAGCGTCTCTCAACAACCAAACAGAAACATTGCGAAAGGCCAAGAATGAGATCAACAAAAAACAGTCTGACATTAATGCTCTTGTTGATGCTGGCCGGTTGCGCCTCCCGATCCCAGCCGCCACAAGTTGCGTACAAACCACCCCAGATGCCAGCCCTCCCATCAGAGATCGGGGAGAAGAAAGACCCGACCCTTACCGAGAGGCTATTAAAGCTGTTGTCGCCATCGCCATTGAAGGAGATAGAAACACAGTCCAGCTCAATGCCTGCATCGACACCTACAACAAAGTGAGGGAGCAGATCAATGGTCAACGCTGATCAACTCAAAAAGCTGCACATTGGCCCTGAGTGGGTTGATGCGCTCAATGAAACCTTTGGCCGGTTCAATATATCCACCAAGAGACAGCAGGCCGCATTCATTGGTCAGTGCGGCCATGAATGTGGGAACTTCAAGGTGCTGCAAGAGAACTTGAATTACCGCGCAGCCACTCTGATGAAGTTGTGGCCCAAGCGTTTCCCCACTCTTGACATTGCCAACCAGTACGCTGGAAACCCAAAGAAGATCGCCAACATGGTCTATGCCAACCGCATGGGTAATCGTGACGAGGCATCAGGGGATGGGCACCGTTTTTTTGGCAGAGGTTGCATCCAATTGACTGGATACAGCAATTATTTTCACGCTGGCCAAGCCTTGGGCGTTGACTTTGTCATGCAGCCCGAGCTGGTGGCCACGCCAAAGTACGCTGCCTTAACGGCAGGCTGGTTCTGGTCAACGCATGACTGCAACCGCCTGGCCGAGGCCGGGGATTGGGCAGCACTCACCAAGAAGATCAACGGTGGGACAATTGGCCTTGAAGACCGCATCAAACACACCAATGAGGCTTTGGCAGTCCTGACATGACAAACCTGTATCAGCAGCTCGAAACCCCGGCACCGCCAGATCTGCCCTCACCGGGTCAGGTCTATGACGAGCGCCTGACTGCGCAAACCCATCGCGGCTTGCTGGTGTACTTTCGCAAGCTGACCAATATCTTGTCAACGGTCCTTGGGCCTCGAGGTGGCAAGTACTTGAACCTGCCTTATGGCGCGTTTCAAGATGGGACAGACCAGACGGCAGCCAATACGACAACTGCCTACGCCATCACATTTGACACGACAGACTATTCAAATGGGATCACTTTGTCAAATTCATCACGTCTGAACGTGTCCCAGGGTGGTTTGTACAACGTGCAATTCAGCGTGCAATTCAAAAACACAACAAATGACACGCAAGACGTTGAGGTCTGGTTTCGCAAGAATGGCACTGACATTGCAAAGTCCAACTCAAGGTTTGGTCTATCCCAAAGAAAAAGTGCTGGAGATCCATCTCACACTGTTGCAGCATTGAATTACTTTGTGGACCTGGCCGAGAACGATTACCTGCAACTCATGTGGCGGCCATCAGACGTTGGTGTGTCCATTGAGCAGTACGCTGCCGGGACCAGTCCAACCAGGCCAGCGATTCCATCAGTGATTGCCACCGTGAGTTTTGTATCGAATCTTTCCGCATAATCCCATCATGGCACTCACCGCACTCAGAATCCCCCCAGGCGTGTACCGCAACGGCACTGAATATCAGTCAGCCGGGCGGTGGTTTGACGCCAACCTGGTTCGATGGTTTGAGGGTACTTTGCGGCCCTGGGGTGGATGGCGCAAGAGATCGAGCAGCCAACTGACCGGGTCATGCCGGGGACTGATCACCTGGCGCGACAACTCAGGGGACCGCTGGATCGCTGCCGGTACGAATTCCAAGCTCTACGCCATGAATGAGGCTGGCACGCTCAAAGACATTACGCCAACAGGCTTGACTGCCGGTGTTGCTGATGCCGTCATCAAGACCGGGTATGGGTATTCCACTTATGGAAACTATGCCTATGGTGTAGCAAGGCCTGACACTGGCACCGTGACGCCAGCCACGACCTGGAGTCTGGATACCTGGGGCGAGTACCTGGTCGCGTGCTCAGACGCTGATGGCAAGCTCTACGAGTGGCAATTGGGATTTTCAACTCCAACCCTGGCCGTTGCCATCACCAACGCGCCAACAGGCTGCAATGCCGTGATGACCACGGCAGAGCGCTTTGTATTTGCGCTGGGCGCTGGTGGCAATCCCCGTAAGGTTCAGTGGTGCGATCAGGAAAATAACACCGTATGGACCCCGGCAGCCACCAACCAGGCAGGGGATTTTGAGCTTGCAACTGTCGGTTCTCTCAAGGCAGGCAAGCGCGTGCGAGGTGTCAATCTGCTCTTTACAGATGTTGACGTTCACGTTGGCACCTACATTGGCCTGCCATACGTTTACTCATTTGAAAAAGCCGGGTCTGGCTGCGGGTTGATCTCCACACAGTCTGTGGCGGCCATTGACACAGCAGCGATCTGGATGAGCAAATCAGGTTTCTGGGTTTATGACGGGTATGTCAAGCCACTGGTTTCTGATGTTGGTGACTACATTTTCCAAAACATCAACTACAACCAGGCCAGCAAGATTTATTGCGTCCACAACTCAAAGTATGGCGAGATCATCTGGTTTTACCCGTCAAGCCAGTCAAATGAAAATGACTCATATGTCACCTACAACTACCGCGAGAACCACTGGTCGATTGGCAGTCTGGCTCGCACCGCGGGAACTGACCGCGGCGTCTACTTGAATCCCTTGATGGTTTCATCTGACGGGTACATTTACGAGCACGAGGTTGGGTTTGCGTATGACTCTGTCGCGCCTTACGCCGAGTCTGGCCCGGTGGAGATCGGAACTGGTGAGCAGGTGATGCGGGTGCGTCAAATCATCCCTGACGAGCAAACACTGGGCGAGGTTGTTGTGTCGTTCAAGACGCGAATGTATCCAACCTCAACTGAGACAACTTACGGACCCTATGCGGCAAGCCAGCCGACAGACGTGCGGTTTACTGGTCGCCAGGTCAAGGTCAGGTACACAGGGGCGGTGCTCGATGACTGGAGAGTCGGCATCAACCGTTTGGACGTGATCGCCGCTGGCAAGCGTTGAGGCTTAAAATTTGACCATGAAAGACATTAGGCAAATCCTCACCGAAGACCTGGCGAAGAACTATGGCGGCTTTGCCATGACGGTTGATGCCTATTTTGATGGTTTGATGAATGCGCCCAAGACGGGGAACTTTGTTGTGCGTCAGGGTGACACTCTGATCTTGACAAAGAAGATTGAGAAAAACGGCATCGAGTTTCATTGCATCAATGGTGAGCGCGCAAAAGACCTTGTTGCCAATGTGCAAAAGTACCTTGATGACTTGAAGGAGCATGGGTATGACTATGCCGTCACGTTCTACGACAACCCCCGAATCAATGACTTGATTGCACAACTCACTTACCCATCAGAGATCAAGAAGATTGATGATGGATTGTTCAGAACATACGAAGCCACAATGAGGTTCAAATGGGCGCATTAAATAAATTAGGACAGGCCGCATCCAACTTTGTTGCTGCCCCTGCGGCAAGTATTAGTACTGGTTTCGCAGAGTTGGCAAAGCCAGCAGAGGCAGCCTTAAAATTTTCCACAGAAAAGCCGCTAGAGGCTTTGGCTCTGGGGACTGGAGCATACTTTGCAGCTCCATATATTATGGGAGCATTGGGTGGCGCTGGAGCAGGCGCTGCTGGTGCAGGCGCTGCCGATCTGGCTGCGTATGACGCTATGGCTGGTTTGACTGCTGGTGGCGCAGGCGCTGGCGCTGCTGGCGCTGGCGCTGCTGGCGCTGGTCTTGCTGGCGGTGCCGCTGCTGGTGCTGGCAGTGCTGCCGGTGGCAGTTTTCTCAGTAATATCACGCCAACCCAGGCAATCATAGGCGCAGGTCTGGCCGCAAAGGCATTGGGTGGCAGCAGCACGCCGTCATCTTCAACAAGCTCAACGTCCATTGACCCTGACATTAAGGCCGCATATTTGCAGCAGTTAACTGACGCCAGAACCGCAGCGGCGGGTCTTGGAACCCGGCAATTTGAGGGTTTTACACCTGGCTATGCAACGGCAGAGCAGCAGCTCACGGCCACCGGCATTGGCGGCGCTGGTCAACAGACCACCAACCGGGCTGCCGAGCTGGCACTGGCAGAGGCTGGCTACACACCCCAGCAGATCCAGGCCATGACGGGTGCCCAGTACATGGGTGCATATCAAAACCCTTACGAGACACAAGTTGTGCAGGGTACGCTGGCAGATATTGAGCGTCAGCGCCAGATTGCCCAGCAGGCCCAGCAGGTCAAAGCAATTGGGGCTAAAGCATTTGGCGGTTCGCGTCAGGCAGTGGCTGAGTCACTTGCAAACGAGGACTACACGCGCCAGGTAGCAAACATTGCTGCCCAGTTGCGTGCCCAAGGATTCACCACGGCTGCCGGGCTTGGCCAGACTGATGCTGCCAGGGCCATGGAGGCGGCCAGGGCCAACATTGCCAACCAGATTGCTGGTGCAGGCATACGCCAGACTGCCGTGGGCCAGTTGGGTGCTTTGGGTGCCCAACAGCAAAACCTTGGCATGACGGGTGCGCAGGCCGTGATGACTGCCGAGCAGCAGCGCCAGCAGTTGGCCCAGGCGCGGCTTGACGCTGCACGCAACCTGGCTGCCGAGCGCCTTGGCCTGACTGGCAGTGCTTTGGGACAGAACGTGCCAAACCTTGGCGGCACGACAACCACGCCGATTTACCGCAATCAGATGGCAAGTGGTCTTGGCGGTGCTCTTGGTGGCGCTCAGTTGGGCAGCATCTTGGGTGGCAAGGAATACGCTGGTTATGGTGCCATCTTGGGCGGTTTGCTGGGCTTGGGTTAAGGGAAAAACATCATGGCAGATTTCAATCTTGGCTTGCTGGGCGACATTTTTGGCGGCGGCACGTCTGCCCTGAGTGAGTACCTGACGCCTCAACAACAAGAGTCAATGCAGCGCCAAGCGCTGCTGTCCACGGCTGCGGCCCTGCTCCAAGCAGGTGGCCCATCAACAACCCCCATATCCCTTGGCCAAGCGCTTGGTGCAGGCTTGCAGGCTGGGACTGGCGCATATGGCAAGGCTCAAGAGGGTGCGATTCAGCAGCTGCTGACACGGCAGAAGTTGGATGAGTACAAGCGCCAGATGACCATGCAAGAAAACATTGCAAAGATTCTTGGTGGCGGTGGTGCTGCTGCACCGATGCCTGCGCGTGGTGCGCCCATCACGCCCGAGCAGGCCATTGCGATGCCTGGGCTGCCTGCTGGGCCTACGATGCAACGCGCTGAGATGATCAGGCAACCTGCACCGGCAGCAGCTCCAGTGCCTCAAAACGTCATCAAGGCCAACCAATACCGCCAATTGGCAGACTTGATGGCCGCATCAGGCAAGGGCGAGGATGCCAAGCGTTACCAAGAAATGGCCGAAAAGTTGGCCCCGACCTTTGAAGAGACTCAAGGCGACATTTACTTCAACGCTCAAGGCGAGGCAATACAGCGCACCAAGACTGGTGGCTTTAAGGTTGTGCCGTCAGAGTTTGCCCCGATGGACAAGCCAACCGGCACTCCCATGATGATGACTGATGCTCAAGGCAAACCTGTCCAGGTGCAGCGTTATGAGTCTGGAAAATTACAGGCCATCACTGACTTTGGACCTCCGCGAGAAATTGTGCTTGAGAAGTTGGGTGACCGAGTCATCGCGGTTGACAAAAACAAAGTCACGGCAGGCCAGCAATTCAATGTCGGCCTTGCGCCTCAAGTGGTTGGCGGTGCTGAGACGGGTTACTACGTAGTCGGTGGCGCTGGCCGAGGTGCTGGTCTGGCCGCGCCCATGCCTGCGCCTGCTGGTGCGCCTGGTGCTGTTGTGCCTCCACCTGTTGCTGGAGGCGCACCTCGAGCACCTGCGGCACCGGCTGCTGGCGCTGCTGCACCTACTGGTCCCCAGCCCATCATTCCTGGAACTGGCAAGGCATTTGGCAACGAGAAAGATCTGCGCTCTGAATTTACTGCACAGGCAAAACCTTTTGTTGAACTGGCGCAGGCATATCAAAAGATTGAGACTGCCGCAAAGAACAACACAAGTGCTGGTGACATTGCACTGATTTATGGGTTTATGAAGGTTTTGGATCCCGGCTCAGTTGTGCGTGAGGGTGAATTTGCAACTGCTGCCAATGCCGGCGGCGTTGCTGATACCGTCAGGAATATGTACAACCGTGCATTAAATGGTCAGCGCATTGGTGAAAACATCAGGAATGATTTTCTGGGTCAGGCTCGCAACATCATTGAGTCGCAGCGTGTGCTGTCAGATGACATGGTTGCACGTTATACAAGCGTGGCGCAAAACTATAAACTCGACCCCAATCAAGTTGTTTTTGACCCGTTCAAGCGCATGAAGACGCCTGCTCAGATTGCTGGTGCTGCCGCTGCTGAAAAAACCACTGCGCCTGCACAGTCGGGCAATTTCTACGACAGATTTAACCTTGTTCCGAGGGCCAAATAATGGCTACATCTAACATTGAGCGCGTGCAAGAGAACGTGCGCAGAATGCAGGCCCAGAATGCAACTGAGGCCGATGTTGTTGGATACCTAAAAACTGAGGGTTACACCCCAACACGGTTTGAGTCAGCAGTCGCCAGCGCCAAAAAGGTTGGCGGCCCACCCATTGATGCAGGCTTTGGCCGGTCCTTACTTCAAGGCTTGACGTTCAACACTGCTGACGAGATTGAGGCCGCAATGCGTGCCTTAATGTCCAAAGGCATGAGCGCTTTTGATGCCCAGCAGACCTTGAGTGGTTTGGTGACTGGTCAGGCACCGCAGTCGCAATACGAGAAAGAACTGGCCAGAGTCCGCGCTGGAATCAAGCAGTACGAGGAACAGTACCCTGGCCGCGCCTTCACGGGTGAGCTTGTCGGCGGTTTGCTGCCTACGGCTGCGGCCTTGATTGCAGCTCCATTCACTGGAGGTGCCACGGCACCCGCTGCCGCTACCGGAGCAGCTCGCACGGCTGCTGCTTTGCCGACCCTTGGCTCAATGACTCTCAGAGGTCTGGGCTATGGCGCTGCATCAGGTGCGGCTGCCGGGGCTGGCGGTGCCACTGGCGGCCCTGAGAGCAGGGTCATGGGTGGACTTGTTGGCGCTGGGTTTGGTGGTGTTCTTGGTGCTGCTGCACCGACAGTGACCAGTGCCATTGGTAGTGGTGTAGGTAAATTTACACAGGCCGTTGGCATGACGCAACCTGTTGACGCTGCCACCAAGGCGCGTGAACTGATCGCCAAAAAGTTGGCCCAAGAGGGTCTTTCACCAGATGAGTTGGCGGCACGCCAGGCTGCCGTGGTGCGTACCCTGGGGGCCAGAGATGAGACGCTGGCTGACATTGGTGGTGAGGCCATGCGCCGCCTGGCACGCGGGTCAATGGCAATCCCACAAGGCGCACAGACAGAGGTGCGTCAGATGCTGACCGAGCGTGCAGCAGGCGCTGGGCCGCGCATTACTCAAGACATTACTGACTTGACGGCCATTGGTGCGCGTGACATTGGTGAGGTGGCAGATGAGATCATTCAGCGCAGATCTTTGTTGGCCTCTCCACTGTATAAGCAAGCATATGATGCCGGTCAGATCAATTCATTTGCCATTGACAATTTGCTGAAAAAGTCGAAAGACATTCAGTACGCCATTAGTGAGGCTCGCAGACTGCCTGAGTATGCAGATCTGCCAGACAACTCAATGCTGATGTTGGATAAGGCTTACAAGTATGTTGGTGGTCTTGCAAACAATGCCAAGTTATCTGGCAAAACATCACAGGCTGATGATTTAAATAATTTGCGTATATCTTTGCGCAATGCCATCACAGATCAAGTGCCTGTTTACGGCAAAGCTCTGGATACGTTCTCCAGCGAATCCCTACTCAAAGACGCGCTTGAGCTGGGTTCAAAGAACTTCTTGAAGAAGACCCCGGCAGAGATCAACCGTGAGATCAAGAAATTCCCAGGGGATGCCGAGCAGCAGATGTATCGCCTTGGCGCGGTTCAGTCTTTGCGTGACGAGATTTATGGGATGCGCGAGACGGCCAACATCGCTGACAAATTCCTCAACTCGCGTGAGATGCGTGACCGTATGCGCACTGTTTTCAACTCGCAAGGCGAGTACGAGGCATTCATCAAGAACTTGGAGCGTGAGCGCCAGATGGCCGTGACCAGGGGGAAAATTGAGGGGAATTCAGTTACCACTCCATTGGCTCAAGATGTTGCCGAAATAACTGCTCAGTCACCATCAGAGATGCTGCAAGCCGGTGCCCAGATGGTTGGTGGCAATATCACTGGTGGTGCTATGAACTTGATGCGCCAACTTGGACCACGTCTGCAAGGCATGAATGAGAATGTGGCAGAGCAAGTGGCTCGCAGCGTGCTTGACCCGAGGTTCATGCAACAGCAAGAATTCTTGTTGGGCTTGACCCCACTCATGGATCAACTGCGTCAGCGTGCGCTGCAACAGCAAACCCGTGCTGCTGGGACCTCCACCAGCGCAGGCCAATTGGTTCCCGGCTTACTGGCAGACTAAGGTGCAATGATGGCGACAGAGGCATACACAGGAAACCCGAACATCGCAAGACAGGGTGCCAGAGCGCGTCAGATCGCCCAGGCACGCAATGTTTCAGACATTGCTGACCCGCGCACCTACGGGTTCATGCAGGGCCTTCTAGGCTCCACGCCTGACGAGTTGGGTTACAGCATATTCGATGACCCAGAGACAAGACGAGCTGCCCAGCAAGCTGCGGAAGTTGGCCTTGTTGGCGGTGGTCTGCTGCAAGCGATACCAGTCATTGGCCCAGCGTTGAAGGGTTATGGTCGCCTGGCTGCTGGTCAGGTCAACCGGGCCATGATGGGTGAAGGTGGTTTGCTGGGTCCGATCACGCCGCAGCCAATGTATGTTGTGCCGCCTGGGAAGAGTATTAATCCACTTAATCTGAACAAAGGAATTTACAAACCAGAGTTAACGATGGAGGAAATGCTCAAGGTCAAAGACATTCCTACTGTTGATCGAGTGAAGCAATCAATTGATTTGGTTGGCGAAAAAGAATTTGAAAAGATGGTTAATGCTCAGTATAAAAAATATAAACCATCAGACCAAGATCAAGAGGCAATGCTTGTTGAGTCTGTAACTCTTGACATTCTTGGAAGAGCGCAAAGATCCCCCTACCCCCAACAGGCAGCATTAGATCTTGCGCAGCAACGGGCCGCACTGCCTGTCAGTGAAGGTGGTTTAGGTTTGCCAGCGAACAATACGCCTGAGATGAGAGCGCAGGCGATGGGGTTTGATACCCCTGTTTATCATGCAACTGATGTTAATTTCACTTCAATAAATCCATCTGTCAAAGGAAAATATGGCGCTGGTGTTTATACAGCTACAACACCAAAATATGCGGAAATATATGCACAAGGTGAAAACGCAAGAACTCTTCCTTTAATGGCAAGAGGAAAATTAGCAAGTGATGATGAAAGAATTGCAATTGCAGATCAGATGCTTGAACAATATCAAACCAAAGAAGGTATGGATGTTCCTCTTTGGAAAAAAATGACAAAAGAAGAATTAGCTAATAGAGGATATACAGGCGTAAGTATTGGAAAAGAAAGATTAATGTTCAACCCATCTGATTTACGCTCACGTTTTGCCGCATTTGACCCATTCCGCAAAGATGTGGCAACTGCAACGGCAATGGGGGTTGCACTGCCAGATCTGCTGGCAGCAGAACCTACGCCGCAACCTCAATCATCTGGGTTGCTATATCCATTCCCATAAAAAGCCGCCACCAGCGGATCACGTTTAATCTTTACTCTGCGGCCACGCTGCCGGGCCATTCTGAATGCCTTGTCATCGAGTGACTCTTTGCGCCGCCACTTGCGCACTCTGTCTGTTGAGCTGACAGGTGGCTGCCTCACGGCATCAACCCCGATGCCATACCGATAGACGGCCACAGGGTTGTGGTATCCATCGAGCTTGACCCACTGCTGGATATGGACCAGGTTATCGTCTCTGAGTCTTTTAACCAGCATCCTGGCCGACCTGGGCGTGCAATAGATCGTCTCAGCAATCTCTGTCGTGGTCATGCCAATGTCAGTGATTGCCTTGATGAGACGTGGCAGCCGGGTTGATTTCATTTGGCAGCGGCAATGACTTCAAGCTCAAGGTCTTTGACCCTCTCGCGCAAGAGCTGGTTTTCATGCTCCATGTCCCGGTACTTGCGCTCCATGCGCTCACGGGTGAATGTCTCGCCATGAACGTACCCGATCAAGGTGCCATTGGTGATGGCCTTGCGAATGAGTTGCTCATACTCATGGCGGTTCAGCATGACCCCTGCCATGCCGCCAGGGGCACGCATCTTGTTGACCTCGAGGTCGATCTGGTTTTGCATGGATTCGCTCATTGTTCCCTCGCTTTCAGCATGGCGTCTGCCATCGCGTATGCGTACTCAGCCGCTTTTTCAACGGGGCTACCAAGGGCGGTTCCCTGAGACTGAGCAAGCAGCCCTTGCATCGCTTTGGCTGCAAAGTAATCGCGCAAGGTCATGCCTTGAAATGCTGCCGCATGACCGGCGCCTGTTTCTGGAAACACTGGAAATGCTGGATCGTTGTTCATGCTTAAACCCTCCAAACCAAACAATCCAATGCCACCACGATCAGGCCAATGAGACTGATCACGCGAATGATCTTCTCAGCGGTGCTGCACTCATGGACGTGGATCTCAATGGCCGCGCCATTCTCAAGTGAGTTGGGAAAGGCCTCTGTGAAGGTCCTGGGGAATTTTCGGGTTGTGTTGTTTTCCATGATGGGACTCCTTTTGGTTGGTTGCGTGATCAAATGACACCTCTCATTTCTTGAGGCATCACGCCTCTCATTTCCCAGCCTGCCAGGAAATAATTCCATCTGCCCTGCATGGCGGGATTAGAGTACTTGTCGCCTGTCATGGCCAGGTCGGCCTCGGTGTAGCCTTTTGATGACATCAGTGCGTGGAAAACTTGTCGTGCTTTCATGTGTTTTCCTTTATGCCGTGTGCGGCTTCAATCTGTCGCACCCATGTTTTGCATTGCTCTTGGCTTAACCAATTGGGGCAGTTCATGTAAATCTGCTCATCTGTCAGCGGCTTGCGCTGTGGTGGGGATGTGTAGAGCGGTTGTGGTTTGCTGTAAATGACATTTGGTTTGTTCAGCCACATTAATTCGCCGTGCGTCCCAATACACGCCACAGGCTCTTGCTCAATCTCTTGCCCAAGCCTTTGCACTTCACGCATGGCGTGTTCTGCCAATGCTTCATTGAGGGCAGACCTTACTTTCGCTCGTAGTTCGGCATATCCGTCATCCGTGTGGTGCATGGTCGCCAAATCAAGCGCCAGCTTCATGGCATTTAGTTGTTGTGGTGTCATGCTTGTCCCCTTGCTTCGATTGCCTCTATACACGCCGCAACAGCATGACGCTCCTTAAAACTTGACAATGGTTGCCCAGTGGCATATTTAGAAGACAAAAAAACTTTGAACAACTTTTTGCACTCTTTCACACACCTCTCACGCTCTATTGCTGTGGCTTTTTCTTCAACCAATGCGGCAAACTCTTCAGCCGCCTTTAGCCAGTGTGGGTGCTGTATTGGAAAACCAACCTGCTTTGCAAGTGCAATGATTTCATCTTGTGTCATAACTTCACTCCTTCATACCAACCCTCGACATATGCCTCATGGAATCCCCAAGCGAATAGCCAAGTCCAACTGAGCTTTTCATCGCGGGGGTAAGTAATCTTGGCCATCAACAGGCACAAGTCTTTGCTTGGTGGCGGCGCTTTCATTGGTTGCGCTCCTTTAATGCTTGTTCAATGGATCTCGCAAATCGCACTCTAAAGTTTGGCACTACCCCAACAAAATTTTCGTTTGCGACCTTATCGGCAATGGTTTCAATCTCCTCATCAGTCAGCCCAACCCATGTGCGCTTTAAACACAGAGGCCACACTTGACCAAGCGGGGTGAACAAAGGGCAGTCTCTGTCTGTGCTGACCACGCCATTAGACGGGTCATGCCATGCAATTGGTTTCATTGATTCTTGCTCCTTAATTTGTTTCTTGCGCCAGCCACTCACAGCGCGTGATACCCATAAAGGAAAAGCTCCACGGCCACCCGGCACAGGAACCCGATGAATGGCAGCATCACCGCCAAGAAAACACCAAACCTAAATGCGCTCATTTGCTTTGCTCCTTATGTTTCTGAATTGACTCACGCAGCTGCTGGCGCAGCCAGTTGACGCCGCCAAGACGTTTCCATTCAGCATAGTGCGCCGGGATCAGTCTGGCGCTCACCGTGACGGCCACACTTGTCATCTCACTCTTGGGTCTGGGCATGATCACCTCCAGGCCGCGAGGGCCGTTGCAAGGTCTTTGGTGGACACGATAAGCTGATCAAGGCGCATGGACTCATCACGCACAACAAAGAGTCCAGGTCCTCGCTTGGTGCGTCCCCAGGCGTCTTTGCGGTTGACGTTTAACAACTCATTCTTGCGCACCGCGTTGTACACCTGATGGGTTGTGAACCCCTCATCGAGGCACTCGCGCATGGTCCGAGGAACCCGGCAAAAGTCACTGATCGTCATCTTCTTCATCCTCTACTGGGGGTTCATCATCAGGGTTGTAATCTGCGCGGCGGGTGAGGATCTGTCCCCACCGCCACTCTTCATAATCTTCTTGGTACATGGTTGGCCTCTCAGCGAGGCTTTGCACGCGCAATGACGGCACTGTCGATCCAGTCACCCATCTGAATGGGCATCCACCCATTCTTTTGCTGACGACCACGGGTGAGGTTTGCCAGATGGCAATAGGTGCTGCCATTGCGCTCCGCGCCGATGCCGACAATGCGCCATAACTCACCGGCATACACAATGATGCAGTCAACCTTGCTGCGGTCACCGATGGTTGCTTGTACTTCTGCCATTTCGTTTCTCCTGGTTGGGTTGTTGATATGCGGATCATACACCGATTGACTATCTCATCAAATCCCCTACGCTACACTCAACTATTCCACCCGTACAATCAACCCGGCGGGTTCATCCTCCCGCTGATTGCACCGGGCACTCCACCCGATGCGGTTGCCACTTAGGGGGCTGGGCAGCGTTGTCTGGCCCCCATTTTTTCATGGTCTTGCACAAGTTGTCAATTTGGGGTTAACATCCAAGACATGAAAACAACCGACAACCCCATCAAAGACGTGCTGGTCAAGGCCAGCGCTGCTGGCTACACAATGGCAGACGTGTGCCGGGTCGCGCAGATCGACCAGTCCCAGGTCAGTCGCTGGCTCAGTGGCCGCACCAAGCCCCTTTATGACAGCGTCAAGCGCCTCAATGACGCCACTGATGCCTTGGTAGCGGCCAGGCTTGAAGTGCTCAACAAGGCCATGGATGAGGCGCTCAAATGAGGCACATTGGCATCGACCCAGGTCTGTCTGGTGCTGTGGCCATCATCTCTGATGACTCACTCAAGGTCTTTGATATGCCCACCATGACTGTGGACAGAAATGGGAAGGCAAAGCGGCAGGTCAGCGCAAATGAGCTGGCCGAACTGCTGAACCTGTACGCAGGCAAAGACTGCCATGTTTACGTTGAGCGCGTCTCAGCCATGGCCGGGCAGGGCGTGACAAGTGTCTTTTCGTTTGGCCGGTCATTCGGGATGATCGAGGGAATCTTGGCAGCGCTCAAGATGCCCGTCACCTTTGTGGCACCTGCCACTTGGGTCAAGGGTGTTGGCCGTGGCCCTGGCAAAGATGCCAGCCGGGCCAGGGCAATGGAGCTTTTCCCCAATTACGAATACTTCTTCAAGCGCGTCAAAGATGATGGCCGTGCTGACGCTGCACTCATTGCACATTGGGGGTGTAAACATGGCTAGCCCATTCATCATTGATGGCCCAACTTGCATCAGCTTTAGCGGTGGCAGGACCAGCGCATATATGCTTTGGCGGGTGCTGCAAGAGCACGGCGGGAAACTGCCAGAGGAGGCCATTGTGTGCTTTGCCAACACTGGCAAAGAGGATGAGGCCACCTTAAGGTTTGTCCAGGCCTGCTCTGACAAATGGGGCGTTGAGATCCATTGGGTTGAGTATCGCGATGCAGACCCTGCCTTTGTGCGCGTTGACTTTGAAACCGCCAGCAGAAATGGTGAACCATTCGAGGCGCTCATTCGCAAGCGTCAGTATCTGCCCAACCCGGTGACAAGATTTTGCACGTCAGAGTTGAAGATTCGCACCATTCACAAGTACTTGAAGTCAATTGGCTGGGATGACCATAACGAAACCATGGACTGGGTTGGCATGAGAGCTGACGAGCAAAGACGTGCCGCGAAGATTGCCGACAAGTCAAGGATTCCACTGGTGACTGCTGGCGTGACAAAAGAGACTGTTGGCGAATTCTGGCGCAATCACTCTTTCGACCTTATGCTGCCAAACAACAATGGCGTGACCATGCATGGGAACTGTGATCTTTGCTTTTTAAAGGGTGGCGCACAGGTGCTATCTCTAATTGCAGAAAAGCCAGAACGTGGTATCTGGTGGGCCAAAATGGAGGCGTTGGCGTTGGCGTTGGCGTCCAAGCCAAGCGGTGCGGTGTTTCGTTCCGACCGCCCATCTTATTCCGCAATGATGCAATTCGCATCAGAACAAATTGATATGTTTGACCCCAATGAAGAAGCCATTGCGTGCTTTTGTGGAGACTGATATGGATGACGCAGAACGCAAAGCCATGAGGGATCAGATCGTCTGGCTCACCCAGGAACTCGAGAAGGCCCGGCGCGCCAACCAGGACAAGACGCTGCTGCTGAGTCGGATGCTCAGTCCCGAGGACCTAGGGCACGCAGTCAGCAATGAGGTGCGGCAATTGATCTACACAATTTTCATCAACGAACAGGATGCAGAAAGAGAATCATGGAGCAAAAAATAATCCTCAGACCCAGTGCAGCATCGCGCTGGATCGCCTGCCCGGCCAGCGTGCGCCTGTCCCAAGGCATCGAGCAAGAACCTGCCGGGGAGGCTGCGCAGATTGGCACGGCCATCCATGCCCTGGCTGAGTTGTGTTTCAAGGCTGGCTCAAACCCCCATGACTATGTCGGCAAGGCGGTGGAAGGTATCACCATGACCCAGGCAAACGCTGACTATGCCCAGCTCCACCTCGATGAGATCAAGCGCGTGCATGAGGAACTGGGGCACGTCAAGGTTGAGCAGTACGTCACGGTGCTGGACAACGACACGCTCAAGCTGGGTGGGACTGCTGACGTTGTTGGCATTGGTGCCGGGAAACTCATTGTGTCGGATCTGAAGACGGGCAAGGGCTGGGTGGACGCTGACTCTGATCAGTTGAAGATCTACGCCTTGGGGGCCATCAGATCGGCCTCAAAGAACGGTATCCCACCGCCTGGGCAGATTGAGCTGCGCATTGTGCAGCCACACCATGGTGACGTGCGCAGCCACTCAATGACCTATGAGGAACTCTGGAACTGGTATCAAAACACCTTGCGCCCCGCGGTGCAGGCGGTTTCCAATCCAGACTCTCAACCCCAGCCCAGTGACAAGGCCTGCCAGTACTGTTTGGCCAAGGTTGTCTGCCCGGCCCAGCAGCAAGGTTTTGCCGTGATGGCAGCCCAGCCTGACCTGACAAAACTGGACAAGGAACAGATCCAGGCCGTCATGCTGACCCTATCAGTTGAGCAGATCGCTGACCTCTTGGAGCGCGCGCCAGTGGTTGAGAAATTCATTGACGCAGTGCGAGATCACGCAGTGCAACGCATAAGGAAAGGTGATTCAATTCATGGCTGGCAGATGGTGCCCAAGCGTGCAACACGCAAATGGACTGATGAGGCTGCTGCCTTGCAAGCGCTCACTGACGCTGGCATCGACAAGTCCAAACTGGTCTTGACAGAGATGGTGACGCCTGCCGTGGCTGAAAAGCTCCTGGGCAAGGACAAAAAAGCCATGGTGGATGAACTCACCACAAAAGAATCATCGGGTTTGACTCTAGGCCGCGCAGTAGAGTTTGCCCAATAATCCCATTCCCCCAACCGTGTCAATTGACACACAACCTTGAAAGCGAGAAAGCAAAATGCTAAATCTGTCCTCTGGTGGCGGCTCAGGCTCCTACATTCGTTTTTCCCCCCAGGCCAATGCTTGGACAAATGCCGATGGAGAGATCCAATTGGGCAAAGTGGTCTTTGACATTGACAACGTCCAAACAGGCTGGCTCGAGCTGGGAGTCGGCGTGCGTGACTGGCAGCCTGATGTAGCCCTGGGCAAGAAGGGTCCGCAGCCCAGCGCAAACCATAAACGCGGGTTCAACGTGAAGTTTTATTCCAAGGCATTGGGTACTGTGGAGTGGTCCAGCAATGGCGTTGGCCCCAACATGGGACTTGAGGCCCTGTACAAGCAATGTGCTGAACAGCGTACTGGTACAAACCTAGACAAGCTCCCGGTGATCGAGTACACCGGCTCGCGCATGGAGAAGATCGGTAAGGGCACAACCCGCATTCCGGCATTCACCGTGACGGGTTGGATTGACAGGCCAGCAGGAATGGATGCAGAGGCTGCTGCACCCGTTGACGAGTTTGATCCATTCCCAGCACCGGCACCTGCACCCGCAAAGGCTGCGCACGCTGCGCCTATCCCCGTTCACTCTGACGAGGATCTGTTTTAAGACGTAACGAATTAAGGGCCGGGGCTTTGTCCCCGGCTTTTTTTTCCCTCATGGAATCAAAAGAAGAATTCTGGCAACTGCTGGTGCTCATGTTGGCACGGCGGGTGTACGAATTAGAAGAACGGCTCAAGAAATTGGAGAAGAAATGCAAGCCGAACAAATAGCAAAGGCGCTTGGCAACGCAAAGAGAGTTGGCAAAGGATGGTTGGCAAGTTGCCCATTGCCAGGGCATGGACAGGGCCATGGAGACAAGAACCCGAGTCTTTCCATCAGTGATGGAGATGACGGCAAACCCCTCTTTAAGTGCCACTCTGGTTGCGATCAGCATGAAGTGTTTGCGGCCATCAGGGATTACGGGCTGCTGCCAGACATTGAGATACGTGACCCTTTGGCATCGATCAAGCCACTGCCTGCGCTCCAGGCACCAGTCCTTGAGCATGAGTGGGTTTATGTTGACGAGTATGGGGACCCGCTGTTTGTCAAGCAGAGATTTAAGACCAGCACGGCCAAGGGTAAAGATTACAAGCTCATGCGCTGCGTCAAACAGCCAGATGGAACCCATGCCAGGTTTCCAGGGTTCAAAGACACGCGCCTGGTGCCCTATCGATTCCCCGAACTGCTGAACGCAAAGGCTGCGGGAAGGACCATCTTTTTGACCGAAGGCGAGAAGGCAGCCGATGCCTTGGTATCAATTGGAGTCATTGCCACAAGTGCTCATGCGGGATCAGGGTCATGGCCCGAGGAGATCACCCAGTATTTTGCTGGGGCAGTTGTCATCATGGTCCCAGACAACGACCTGGCGGGTTGGAAGTACGCCCACAAGGTGGCCGCAGCCTTGGTCCCGGTGGTGAAGTCCTTGAGGATCTTGGACCTGCCAGTTGAAGCGGCAACAGATGATGCCTGGGAATGGGTCAACGTCTTGGGCGGCACCAGGCAAGAACTGGTCGAATTGGCAAAGGTCAGCCCATTGGTGACCTCGCAAGATGATGTAACGATCCCGGCAAGATTGGTGGCGGCACCGCAAAGCTCAGTTGCAGAACCATTTGCCGAATCTGCCGAACAGGTTGCAGAACCCAAAACCCAGGAACCTTACAAACCCTTCAAGATCGAGTCCTGGCAGTCAGTCAAGGATGAACCCGTCAACTGGTTAATCGAAGGCGTGATCCCTGAGAAGTCTTTTGTGGCCCTGTATGGGCCGCCAGCGTCATTCAAGTCATTCATTGCCATGGACATTGCCGAGTGCATCGCATCAGGCCGTGACTGGTTGGGAAACAAGATCAACGGCACCGGGCCAGTCCTATACATTGCCGGCGAAGGTCATGGCGGTATCGGTGCCAGGATTGCAGCCATCAAGCAGCACCACAACACGCCAGATGATGCACAGGTGTACGTTGTGCGCTCCCAGATCAACCTCAGATCAAGCGTTGATGATTTCTTGGCGCTCATTTCGGCCATCGATGAGCTGGTCAAGGAACTGGGTGTCGACCTGCGCATGATCATCATCGATACCCTGGCCAGAGCATTTGGCGGGGGAAATGAGAACTCGAGTGATGACATGGGTGCCTTCATCCAGGCCACGGGAAAGATCCAAAACAGGTACAGGTGCTCACTTATGCTGCTGCACCACGCTGGCAAGGACACGACAAAAGGACTGCGTGGGCACTCCAGTCTGCTGGGTGCCGTGGACACGCAAATGGAGATCATGCGGTTTCCAGAAACCACCAAAGGCTTGATCCTCATGTCCAAGCAAAAGGACGGTGAGGACGGTCAGAGGTACGGGTTTGAGGCCATCACGGTGGACATTGACAGGTCAGATCTGGGCCTGGAGAACGGCTCCAGCCTGGTCATTGAGGCGTCAGAGGTTGGCGAGATGAGGTCAGCAGACGCAGAAAATAAGCCAGAAAAAGGCAAAGCAATTGGCGCAAAACAGAAGATTGCTGAGAAGTCACTAATTGTTGCAATTAAAACCTTTGGCTCCATTATGGACACGCCAGAGGGACGCAAAAACACCATCAGTTTGGAGCAGTGGAAGGCCGAATTCACGGCCATGATCGGGTCAGATGTGACCTCAAACCAGCTCGCAACGTACTGGGGAAGGGCCAAGGATCACGTCATAAAGAGTGGATTCGGGACCATCAGGAACAGCAGCGTTTGGGCAAACCGTAAGGACGTGACCACTGGTTTTGAGGCAGAGGCGCTGCTGAAAGCCGGGAAACTGGCTGCGTTGGTTGATGAATGAGTCATGCGAACGTTGACAATGTCATCCACCACAAACACCACAAACACCACAGATGTGGTGAGGTTGTGGTGCCACATTCACCACAAACACCACAAACACCCCTATAAGGGGTTGTTTGTGGTGTGGTGTGTGGTGTGGTGTTTTGTTGGTGTAGTGTTTAGCAAATTGATGATTAATGGATTGGAGGTAAAAGGATGAGCGCAAAACAGGGTCAGGTGGGTCAGGGCAAAAGTCGGATGCCAGGTCGTGGGGTCAAGCCAGATTTCCCGGCGACCGATTTTGAGATCAGGCAGGCATCATGGTTGGCTGAAATTGAGCGCGTTAAGGTGGATCAGGATCGAAAATGGGGTACTGATAGATTGTGTACTTTAGTTGATCTAGGGTTTCGGGAGAAATTCTGGCAGCAACAGCAAAGGGTTTGGCAGGCTTGTCAGGCCAGGGACAGTGAAAGGCTTGAGAAGTCAGCAGCAGGCATGGTCAGGGCGTATCAGGCGCTCGAGGCCTGGGCAGTCCAGCACGCAGTGCCTGTGCGGCCTGCCGTGGGCGCGGTTGAGCACGTTGGCAAAGATGGGAAACTGATGGTGGTGGTCGCAACCAAGCAAGATGCGGTCTGGTATCGCGAGAACCGTCCAGACGTTGAAGGCCAGCACGTTTGGTCCATGGAGGAGATCGAGCTGCTGATTGAGGCTGAGATCAACCAGGCAGTGGTCGAGGCAAAGATCAGGTACGCTAGGTTTGACCCGGTGGTGGTCAATGTGGAGAAGTTGGGGGGTGAGACGGGCTTTGATGATTTTGTCAATGACCTGGATCTGTCAGCGCCAACGAAGGCACCTAAAATGTTTGACAGCAAAACAGCGGAGAAATTCAAGCATGGACAAAATCAGGCGATTTAAGGCACTTTGTGCCAAATGCTGGGGTTGGGTACTTGGGCGCGTAAAAAGCGCTGGAAGGGGCTAAAAACATGGCTGGAAGACCTAAGATGCGCCGCGATCTCGAGCTGCTCGAGGATTTGCCCGAGGATATGGTCTTTGCCATGTTTGAGGCAGGCAAGCCGATCAGCACAATCTGCTATGAGCTTGGAATCGGGCGCAGGGCGCTTGAGAAGTGGATCGAGGAAAATGACCGCGATGATATGATTGCGCGTGCGCGCGCCAAGGCCGCCGATGAGCTTGCGTGCGAGACGCTGGCGATAGCGGACAGCGCCGATCCGGAGCACGCCGCGCACGCTCGCGTCCGCATCCAGACGCGCCAGTGGCTGGCTGAGAAGTGGAAACCAAGCGTTTATGGCACCAAACAGGCAGCGATCCAGGTCAACATTCACTCGATGCGCATGGACGCGCTGCGCCATGCCGAGGTCATCGAGGCCGAGTTATCCACAGGCGAAGGCAAATAAGTGACAACTTATCCACAGATCAGCACTGGTTGCCTGTGGATAACTGTCATTTCTGTGCATAACTGCCAGAGCACGCATGGAATAACTTAACATAATGGACAATGTAACGATTAGGCTTTTGGTAACGATCAGCAGATTCCAGCATCCATGCCGCATTGCACGCAAGCAGTCACTAACCAGCAATTCACAGGCGCGTGCAAGTTGCGCACAGGCTGCTGGCCGCGGTGGCGCTGACCCTGGCCAGCCTGGCCGCGCCGAACCCCCCCTTCGCGCTCGCGGCGGGGGCAGGCTGACGCAGCACCTTGAGAAACACCGACCATGACCCACCCCCCTACCCCAACCCCCATCGCGCCCAGCGTCCCAAAAAAAATTAAAAAAATTGAGACAACGCTCGACCCAAACCAGAACCCGTTTGTCGAATTCGTAAGACTCTACAAGAACAACCCTGTAAGGTTTGTGCAAGAAGTGCTGGGCGTCACGCCTGACCCGTGGCAGGCTGAATTTCTGATGCACATTGCCAAGGGCAACCGCCGCATCTCTGTCAGGTCTGGACACGGCGTTGGCAAATCAACCGCTGGCGCTTGGGCCATGCTTTGGTATTTGCACTTACGGTTCCCGGTCAAGATTGTGGTCACGGCCCCCACCAGCAGCCAGTTGTATGACGCCTTGTTTGCGGAACTCAAGCGCTGGATCAAGGCCATGCCGCAGCTCTTGCAGGATCAGCTCGAGGTCAAACAAGACCGCATCGAGGTCAAGGATGCCGCCACCGAGGCCTTCATTTCAGCGAGAACATCCAGAGCCGAGCAGCCCGAGGCCTTGCAAGGCGTGCACAGCGACAACGTGATGCTGGTGGGAGATGAGGCATCGGGTATTCCAGAACAGGTATTCGAGGCCGCTGGTGGCTCCATGTCTGGACACAATGCTGTCACCTTGCTGCTGGGCAACCCGGTGCGCAGCTCAGGATTTTTCTACGACACCCACAACAGACTTGCTGATGACTGGGTGACTATGAAGGTAGCGTGCGCTGACTCACCTCAAGTCAGCGAGGCCTACATTGAGGAGATGAAGGCGCGTTACAGTGAAGAGTCCAATGCTTACCGCATTCGCGTCTTGGGTGAATTCCCGCGCAGTGACGATGACACGGTGATCCCCATGGAGTTGCTGGAGATGGCCTCCAATCGGGATGTTGAGGCGAGTCAGCACGCCAGGATGGTGTGGGGCTTGGACGTTGCCAGGTTTGGTTCTGATAAGTCAGCCTTGTGTAAGAGGCAGGGCAATGCTGTCACTGAACCCATCAGGACGTGGAAGAACTTGGATTTGATGCAACTCACGGGTGCCATTGTGGCTGAGTGGGAAGTCTTGATGCCAAGCGCCAGGCCGCAAGAGATCTTGGTTGACTCGATTGGTTTGGGCGCTGGGGTTGTTGACCGGCTGCGGGAGTTGGGGTTACCGGCTCGCGGGATCAATGTGGCCGAGAGTCCTGCCATGGGCAATACTTACAGGAATCTGAAAGCTGAACTCTGGCACAAGGCCAAGGCTTGGCTTGAGGCGCGGGATTGTCGGATGCCCAAAGATGAGGCGTTGATCGCTGAGTTGGCCACAGTGCGGTATTCGTTCACGTCCAGCGGCAAGATCCAGATTGAGGGCAAAGACGAGATCAGAAAGCGCGGCCTGCCATCCCCTGACCGGGCAGATGCGTTTTGTTTGACCTTTGCGTCTGACGCCGTTGTGGGGATGTACGGGTCGGCTGGGTCTGCCAAGTGGTCGCAGCCTTTGCGCCGCAACCTGCCAAGGGTTGCATAATTGGGGGGCGTCAACACGCATGGGGATTGCAAGGCTAACCATTTCCGACCTGCCGGAGCCCGAGAGGTTAGCTGTAAGCAGGACAGTCCCCAGCCGTGTTGGTTGGCCTTACCCGTTCACAGAAACTGCGGATAGACGCTACGGCTGATGGATACGTCAACCAACAAACTATTTTCAAGGAGCAATGACTGTGAAGATGACCAAAGCGCAAAAGAAGGTTGGCAAGGTGATGGGCGAGTACAAGTCTGGGACTTTGCATTCAGGCAAGGGCGGCAAGGTTGTGAAAAACCCCAAGCAAGCCATTGCCATTGCGTTGTCCGAGGCCAAGATCAAGCCCAAGAAGGCGATGAAATGAAGGCCGGTTTGTACGCCAATATCCACGCCAAGCAGGCACGCATTGCGGCTGGCTCCAAAGAGAAGATGAGAAAGCCTGGCTCGCCAGGCGCTCCCACTGCCAAGGCTTTCAAGCAGGCAGCCAAGACGGCCAAAGTGGCCAAGAAGAAATGATCAAGCGCGGATCTGAGACGTTCTCAGGCTACAACACGCCCAAGCGCACGCCTGGCCACAAGACCAAGAGTCATGCGGTGCTGGCGAAGTCTGGGGACGAGGTCAAGCTCATCAGGTTTGGGCAGCAGGGTGTGACTGGGTCCCCTGATGGGTCCAAGAGAAACGAGGCCTTCAAGGCCAGGCACGCGAAGAACATTGCCAAGGGCAAGATGAGCGCGGCATACTGGGCAGACCGCGTTAAGTGGTGAATAAATTGAAATGGTGAGGACATATGGCAACTAAAGACTATGAACGCGCAGCCGAGCAGATGATGAAGGCCAACGGCGCCAAGTGCCCGGTGGCTACTCAAGACATTACGGTGAACTTGAAGAACCGTGGCAAGGCCATCAATTCGGCAGAGTACGGCCCTGAGAACCCGGCACTGCCAAATAAGCAGTTTTGGATGAAAAAGGCAAACACCTGGGAAGTGAGCGAGAAAGACGCTAAGACCTGTCTTTGCGGTAACTGCGCCGCATTCAATCAAGAGAAGTCAATGCTTGACTGCATCGCCAAGGGCATTGGGGATGAGGGTGACCCTTGGGCCATGATCGAGGCCGGGGACCTGGGTTACTGCGAGATCTTTGACTTCAAGTGCGCATCGAGTCGTACTTGTGATGCCTGGGTTGCTGGTGGTGACCAGGCTGACGGTGAAGACAATGGCCAAGAGTACGGTGGAAACGACATGGGTTCTGCCGGTATGGGGTCGCTGATCACGATCAATGTTGAGGGTAAGGATTGATCGCACCCATCGCTGTTGCCACGGTCAAGGGCAAGTGCTTGCGCATGATGATGATGAGTGTGCGCGAGTACGCCAGCGAAGTGCCCATTTATTTGCGCGGCCCTGAGTCAGTCATTGGCCCACATGATGCCGATCACCAGATCCACGGCCAACCGTCTACGTTTGGCGAGTGCTACAACGAGGTGATTGATGCCGTCTTTGCTGACGGGTTTGATTCTGTCGTTGTGGCCAATGATGACATTGTGCTCACGCCCACAAGTTACCAAGTACTGATGGATGACGTGGCGCTGCTCAAGAAAGAGGTGCCCAAGCTGGGCTGGGTGGCCGCTAGGTGTGATGCGTCCAGGGCTACGCAAAACATCAGGTCTAACCCGTTTGGTGAGGATCTGTACTACTTCAAGCACCCCTGGGAAGATCACATCATGCCCATGGAGTGCCCATCTCCCATCTTTGCCTGGATCTCGCGTGAGGCCTGGGAAGTGGCCAAGTATCCACCGCTGAATTGGTACTCTGATGACGTGCAATGCACAGATTTGCTGGCCGCCGGGTTCCAGCACTACTTGTCCAGGTCATATGTGCATCACGTTGGCAGCCAGACAATTGGCCTTGATGGCGCCAAGTTGATTCAGCAGGCAACGCCATGGTTGAGAAAGAACCGACCCGAATATGCCAAGCAATGGTTTGACACTTAACCTGGGATCTGGCCGGGACCGGCGCACTGAGTGCGTGAACGCTGATATTCGCGCCGATGTTGGCGCTGACTGGATCGTTGACATTTCCAAATTGTCATATGGTGAGGTGGTTCAGTCGCCAATTGATTTGGTGACTATTCGGCCAGGGATGTTTTCAAAGATCATCGCCATTGACGTGCTCGAGCATATCCATGACCTGGTCGCGGCCATGACCAATTGCCGGGATCTGCTGGAGATGGGTGGCGAGATGCACATATCAGTACCCTATGACCTGAGTCTGGGTGCTTGGCAAGACCCCACCCATGTGCGTGCATTCAACGAGAACTCATGGGTTTATTACTGTGCATGGGCTTGGTACTTGGGTTGGACGGGTTCAAGGTTCAACATGGAGCACCTGGAGTTTAGATTTAGCCCAGGCACAGACTTAGAATTGCCGCAAGATCAATTGCTGCGCACGCCCAGGGCGGTTGAGTCCATGTATGTGGTTTTGAAGAAAGTCAAAATATGATCAACGATCTGGAAATTAGCACCGACATTGCGTCCACCGAGCAGATGGACGACAGCGAGCTGCAAGGCATCATCACGTCTGACCTCGAGGACGCGATCAGCTACATCGATTCGGACCTGAGTCCCATTCGCGCCAAGGGCACCGAGTACTACCGTGGCGACCCCTTTGGCAATGAGGAAGAGGGGCGCTCCCAGGTTGTGGCCATGGAGGTGCGCGACACGGTGAGCGCCATGATGCCAAGCCTCATGCGCGTGTTTTTCAGCACCGAGAATGTTGTTGAGTACATCCCCCGTGGACCAGAGGACGTAAAGGGTGCGCAGCAGGCAACTGACTATGCCAACCTGATCTTCACGTCTGACAACAACGGGTTTATGACCACCTATGCCTTGTTCAAAGACGCATTGGTGCGCAAATGCGGCATCGCAAAGTACTGGTGGGAAGAAGAGGAAAAGGTCCGCATTGAAGAGTATTCGGGCCTGGATGACCAGACCCTGCAAATCTTGTCCCAGGAAAATGCCGAGGTCAAGATTGTTGTGTCTTACCCTGACCCGTCAATTTCCCAGGAAATGATCGACCAGGTCAACGCGCAGGCAATGGCAGCAGGCCAGCCAGCACCGCCCGTGCCCATGATCCATGACGTGCAGATCAAGCGCGTGATCAAAGATGGGCGCGTGCGGATCATGGCCGTGCCGCCAGAGGAGCTGGTGATTGATCGCCGGGCACGGTCCTTTGAGGATGCTGCCATCATTGCGCACCGCCAGATGTTGACCGTGGCCGATCTGATCGCCATGGGCTATGACGAGGATGAGGTGCGCGACAACCTGACCTCAAACGACCTGGACTCCAACGAGGAGTTTTTGGCGCGACAGCCTTTGAACAACATCACGGGCAACAACAACACGACCAACCCTATGATGCAGCGCGTTTTGTACGTTGAGGCGTACTCTCGGGTGGACTATGACGGGGACGGCATCCCCGAGCTGCGCAAGATCTGCTGCATGGGGTCTGGCTACAACATTGTGCGCAACCTGCCTGCCAGTTATATCCCCTTTGTGGACTTTCCCTGCGATCCAGAACCCCACACCTCGCCCCTGGAGTCCATGTCGATTTTCGATATCACGCATGATTTGCAAGAGATCAAGTCTGAGATTTTGCGCAACACGCTGGACTCTTTGGCCCAGTCGATCCACCCCAGGACCGCGATTGTTGAGGGCCAGGTCAACATCGATGACGTGCTCAACAACGAAACGGGTGCCGTGATCAGGATGCGTGCTCCCGGCATGGTGCAGCCATTCAACACCCCCTTTGTGGGCCAGGCCGCATTTCCCATGCTGGACTATGTGGACCAGATCAAGGAAGACCGCACCGGCATGAGCAAGGCCGCCATGGGTTTGAACGCTGACGCCTTGCAGTCGAGCACCAAGGCAGCGGTGGCCGCCACCATCAGCGCAAGCCAAGGCCGCATTGAGCTGACCTCGCGCATCTTGGCCGAGGGCATGAAAAAGCTCTTTAAGGGAATCTTGTTCTTGATCACCACCCACCAGGACAAACCCCGCATGGTGCGGCTGCGCAACGAGTGGGTGCAGATCGACCCCCGCGCCTGGGACAACTCCATGGACGTGTCGATCAACATTGGTCTGGGCCAGGGTGACGTGAACGAGCGCTTGCAGGGTCTGATGATGATCTTGCAAAAGCAAGAGCAGGCCTTGAGCACCATGGGTGCCGATAACCCATTTGTGACCATGACCCAGTTTTCGCGCACGCTGCGCAAGATTGTGGAATTGTCCGGGTTCAAGGATGCCAGCCAGTACTTCAAGGACGTGCCCGAGGGCTATATGCCGCCTCAGAAACCCGAGCGCCCAACACCAGAACAGGTGCTGGCCCAGGTTCAGGCCGAGTCCATCCAGGCCGATATTCAGAAAAAGGCTGCCGAGCTTGAATTGAAGCGTGATCAGATGATTCGGGATGATGATTATCGAAGAGATCAACTCGCCCAGGACTTAATGCTCAAGAAGTACGAGCTTGAGTTAAAGTACGGGGTGCAGATTAGCACTGCCGAGATTGAAGCCCGGCAGGCTATGGACAGAGAGGCACTGATCCAGCAGTCAGCTCTCATGGCCCAGGCCATGCAGCAGCCGACCCAGGCACCAGTGCCGCCCATCAACCCTAATAGTGGAATGGTTCAATGAACGAAGATCAAGTGCGTAAGGGCCGCAAGGCCGAGCAGTTGCTGCAAGACGAGGTCTTTGCGGCTGCGCTGGAAAAGCTCGAAAACGAGCAGTTGTGGGCATTCAAGGGCAGCAAGCCTGAGGAGGCCGACAAGCGCGAACAAGCATACGCAATGATCAAGGCCATTGAGTTGTTCAAGACCGAAGTCACCAAGATGGTGGACAACGGCAAACTGGCGCAGCGAGCAATTGAACGCGCCCAGAAAGTCACCGTATGAGCACGCAGGCAGCACAAGTAAGCGCCCCTGCGGGTCCAATGAATTTGGCCGAAGCGGCCAACGCTCTCGAGGGAATACTGCCAGTTGATGGAGAACAGTCGCCCGAAGAGACGCAGTTGCCAGAGTCCGAAGAGGATGATGGCGCGGCCTTGAGCGAAGAATTGTCAGCGGATGCAGACGCTGCTGACGAGGAAACGCAAGAGGAACAGTCCGAGGAAGATGAGGAATCTGAGGAGCAAGAACAGCCACAGGCTTTCACCGTCAAGGTTGACGGCAAAGAAGTTGAGGTGACGCTGGACGAGCTGCAAAAAGGTTACTCGCGGACCCAGGACTACACACGCAAAACGCAGCAGATCGCCGAGATCAGGAAACAGGTCGAGGTTGAGACTGAGGCAGTGCGTGCCGAACGTGCGCAATACGCACAGATGTTGGGAGCGTTACAGGCCCAGCTCCAGAGTGCCGACACACAGATCGATTGGGACCGTCTTTACCAAGAAGACCCCATCGAATGGGTGCGGCAAAAAGAGGTGATGCGTGAGAAACAGGAAAAGCTCCAAGCTATTCAGTTTGAACAGCAGCGAGTTGCCCAGCTCACGCAGCAAGAACAGCAGCAGCATTTTCAGACGCATTTGCAAGAGCAGCATTCAAAGCTGCTCGAGGTCATTCCTGAATGGAAAGACGTGGCAAAGGCGAAAACAGAAAAGCAGCTACTGGTCGAATTCGGTAAAAAAACTGGATTTTCTCCCGAGGAGTTGAGTGCCATTGTGGATCACAGGGCTGTCGTTGCGTTGCGTAAAGCAGCGCTCTACGACCAGATGATGACCAAGCGAAAAGCAATCACCCCCGTGACCAATAACGGTCCACGGCCAGCCAAGCCAGGTGCAGCAGGCCGGGTCTCCCAAACAACTGAAGCAGTGCGTGCAAAACAGCGTCTCGCAAAGACTGGCCGTGTCGATGATGCGGCCTCCGCAATCTACCAACTTTTGAGGTAACACCATGACAATCGTAAGCAACACCTTTACGACCTACTCTGCAAAGGGTATTCGGGAAGATTTGAGCAATGTGATCACCAACATCGCTCCCGAAGAAACTCCATTCCAATCCAACATTGGCCGCGAAACCATCTCCAACACTCTGTTTGAATTCCAAACAGATACCCTGGCAGATGCCGCAGCAAATGCGCAGCTCGAGGGTGATGACGTTGGCACCTTTGACTCTGTTGTCGCAACTGTGCGCGTGACCAATTACGCTCAGATCAGTCGTAAAACTATTGTTCTCTCTAACACAGAGGAAGTAGTTAATAAGGCAGGCAGACGCAGTGAGCTTGCTTATCAAATTGCGAAAAGAGGCAGCGAGCTAAAGCGCGATCAAGAATTCATTTTCTTGAACGGCGGCATTGCTGTTGCAGGCAACACCACCACTGCTCGCGTGACCGCATCCTTGGGCGCGTTTGTCAAGACCAACACTGACAAGCAGACCAACGGTGTCGATCCCAGCTATACCACGCTGCCCAACAGCGCTCGCACTGACGGCAACGTGCGTACCTTCACCGAGACGATCTTGAAGAACGTCATTCAAAAGGTGTGGTCCGCTGGCGGTACTCCGAAGATCCTGATGGTTGGCCCTGTCAACAAGCAGCGCGTCTCTGGTTTCTCTGGCATTGCATCTTCACGTTTCAACATTGATGGCGGCGCAAAACCCGCGACATTGATTGGCGCTGTAGATATTTATGTCTCAGATTTCGGGAATGTGAGTACTATAGCTAACAGGTTCCAACGTGAGCGTGATGCATGGGTGCTTGATCCCGACTATGCCAAGATGGTTGTGCTGCGTCCTTACCAGCAAGTTGAGTTGGCAAAGACTGGTGACGCTGAGAAGCGTATGTTGTTGATCGAATACGGCTTAAAAATCACGGCTGAAAATGCCCATGGTTTGGCGGCTGACTTGATCACTTCTTGATAACTGACTAGGAGACGGGGCCAGGGAAACCTGGCCCCTCTTACATGGACAAAAAAATTCTTGATGTAAGCCCCGACACGGGGATCACTCGCACCTGGCACTACAACGCAGACACTGACGAGGCGACTATCCAGACCTCTCAGGACGTGACTGATGTGATCGAGGCCAACAAGCGTGACTTTGCAGCGATTGACAACAGGGCCAACTGGCAAGGCGAGTGGCATCATGTCGCCAGCATCCCAGAGTCTTTGTATTACAAGCTCAAGGCCGAAGGCAAGCTCGATGACCAGGCTTACATGAAGAAGTGGCTTAATGACCCCGACAATCGATTCTTTCGCGTGAGGCCCGGCCAAGTATGAACTACATCGCGGTTTGCACGCCAGCGCGTGACCAAGTCCACACCAACTACACCTACTGCATGGTCAACATGGTGGCGTATCACACGCTCAACACCACTGATGCCATCAGTCTGAAACTGTTGCAGGGAACGCTGATTCAGAACCAGCGTGCTGACTTGTGCCTGGATGCGTTGCGTGAGGGTTGCACGCACATCTTGTTCATCGACTCTGACATGACCTTCCCCCAGGACATGATCCAGCGGCTGCTGAAACATGACGTTGACCTGGTTGCGGCCAACTGCGCCAGACGCAGAATGCCCACAGGTCCAACCGCGCAAAACTATGACGAGAACGGCAAGCGCAAACCCGTCTATTCGATGCCAGAATCAACTGGTCTTGAAGAGGTTGGCAGCGTTGGCACCGGCATCATGCTGATTAAGCGCAACGTCTTTGAGGGCATGAGCGAACCCTGGTTCGATATGCCTTGGCAGTACGACACGCGAGGCTACATGGGCGAGGACGTGTTCTTTTGCAAGAAGGCGCAAGAGCTTGGGTTCAAGGTGTATATTGACCATGACGTGAGCAAAGAGATCGGCCACATTGGCACGTTTGAATTTAAGCATGAGCACACCTGGATCGTCAAAGAGGAAATGGAAAAAGAGGCAAGCTGATGGCACTGACTACATATACCGAGCTGAAAACATCAGTTGGCGACTGGCTCAACCGCACCGACCTGACAACGGTCATCCCTGACTTTATTGCGCTGGCCGAGGCTCAGATCGAGAGACAACTGCGCACCCGGCAGATGATCGTGAGATCCACGGCATCGATTGCCACCGAGTACAGCGCGGTGCCTGATGATTTTCTGGAGACAAAGTCCATCAAGCTCACCGGCACAAACCCCGTCACGCCTTTGGGCTTTGAGACGATTGATTCACTTGACTCCTTGAGTGTGCAGTACCGATCCAGCGGCGTGCCGATCTTCTTTGGCATTGTCGGCGGCCAGATCCGAGTGCTGCCGATCCCTGACGCTGCCTACACCGCAGAGCTGGCGTATTACGCCAAGTTGTCAAAGTTGTCATCTACCGTGTCAACCAACTGGCTGCTGGCGCAAGCACCTGACGTTTACCTGTACGGTGCATTGCTCCAGGCTGCGCCTTACCTGCAAGATGATGCGAGAATTACGGTGTGGTCAGCGCTGTACCAAGCAGGCCTGGATCAGTTGCAGATTGCAGATGATCGAGGTTCAACAAGTGGCGGTGCATTGCTGACCAGGGCAAAAACATTTGGGTGATTAAATGGTAACGACAACCAAGGGCGAGATGGACGAGTCATTGCTTGAAAAGCGTGAGGGGTCTGTTGATACTAATACCGAGACAACGAGCTGGGTTGAGTATTGGCATGAGGGTGAGTTGGTCCATCGATCAGTCAACATGGTGCTAAAGCGCGGCGTCTTTGCCGATGGCATCAGTCAACAAATTTGAGAGGTAAATCATGGCGAATACTCAGGCAATGTGCACGAGCTTCAAAGGCGAGCTGCTTGTCGGCCACCACAACTTTGGCACTGGCGTTGTCCGAGGCGCCACCACGGCAGACACTTTCAAGGCTGCGCTGTACCTAGCCTCTGCCACCGTCAACGCAACCACCACGGCCTACAGCGCGACAAATGAAGTGTCTGGCACCGGGTACACGGCTGGTGGCGTCACAGTGACCTTTGGCACGGCCCCAAGCACCTCTGGGACCACGGCATTCGTTACCCCCAGCGCCAGCATTGCCTACACCTCAGTGACTCTCTCCACGGCCTTTGACGCAGTCCTGATCTACAACTCGACCCAGTCAAACAAGGCAGTCAGCGTCCACACTTTCGGCAGCCAGACCGTGACTGCTGGAACCTTCACGCTGACCATGCCAACCAATGATGCAAGCACCGGCCTGATCCGGCTGGCGTAACGCAGGGGCAGCACCATGGCTGCTTACGGCACAGGCTATTACGGCAAGGGCGTCTACAACATTGGCAATGTTGTCATCAGTGGCAACGCTGCCACTGGTGCCGTTGGCAGCGTCCTAGCCAGCAGATCAATTCAGGAAGATGGGACCATTGCCACCGGCAATGTCGGTACCGTCACGCTCACCATCACCATTGCCATCACGGGCAATGCAGCCACTTGTGCCGTTGGCACGCTGGCGCCAGATTCATCCCAAGCAGTCACCGGCAATGCGGCCACACTGGCCGTGGGCACTGTTGCGCCTGCTAGGTCAATAGACCTCAGTGGCAATTCGGCCACTGGTGCGGTTGGTTCTGCTGAGGTGGGATACCCGGTTGACATTTCTGGCAACTCATCAACAGGATCTGTCGGCACTATGTCGGCAAGTATTGTTTTCTCGCAGGCCATTACAAGTGTTTCCGCTACTGGTGGCGTCGGCAGTGCGTCAAATGTCATTGCAGTTGCGATAATCGGCAATGAGGCATCTGGATCTGTTGGGTCCATGATTGGTTTTGGATGGGGAGTTATTCAAGACACGGCAGAGACATGGACTCCAGAGTCTGACACGTCAGAGACCTGGACACAGATCGCAGACAATTCAGAAACATGGACGCAAGTCCCAGCATGAAAGTGAACTATGGCAGATACCACAACAACCAACCTTTTATTGACCAAGCCCGAGGTGGGGGCCAGCACTGACACTTGGGGTACAAAGATCAATACTGACCTTGACAGCGTTGACGCAGTCTTTGCGGCTGCTGGCACAGGCACCAGCGTTGGCCTGAATGTTGGAGCTGGCAAGACATTAAGCGTTGCCGGTACTTTGACAGTCACTGGTGCGGCAAGTACGATCAACGCAACATCCATTGGCGCAACTACACCAGACACTGGTGCGTTTACTACAGTCAGTGCTACATCTTCTATTTCAGCAAGTAACAACCAAAACGCAGTATCAACGCTTGCCACATTCAACAACAATACACAAGGCACGGGGGCAGTAACAGAGGTTTATCTTACTGATAATACTACAGGAACTATGCGTTTTAATGTGTTTTCTGGGTCATACACAACTGCTGGACTTTTTGATTACGCATCTGGGGCAAAAATATTTCACTCGGGTTCTGGTGGGTTATCTGTCGGCGCATCTGGTGGAAATCTAACGCTGTTCTCTGGATCAAATAGTGCTGTTCTGTCTTCCACAGGATTAAAAACTGCAACAACTATCGGCGTTGGCAACGCAACCCCATCAACCTCTGGTGCTGGCATCACCTTCCCTGCAACTCAATCAGCATCCACTAATGCAAACACTTTGGATGATTATGAGGAGGGGACTTGGACACCAACATTAACAGCGTATGCCGGATCAATAACAGCTTACACATCACAAGGTTCTTATGTAAAAATTGGAAGGATAGTATTTGCTACTGTATATGCCGTTGTATCAAACGCTGGAACTGCATCAGGTGCTTATATTATTTCTAATCTGCCGTTTTCACTTGCAACTTCCGCCGAAGTTTACGGATATGGTGTAAACCTACTAAACAACGTTGGTTTAGTTGGATACGGATCAGGTTCAACTTCTTTATACTGCTTCACAGCTGCGGGAGCATTTCCGGGTGGAAGTGGAACTTATGTAACACTCAATTTTAATTACAGCATTTAAGGAACAAACCATGTCAATCACCAAAACCACCAACATTGACCAAATCACCGTCACCGAAAACGGCATCGTTCTCTACCGTGAAGCCACCCGCATCATGGAAGATGGCAACGAACTGAGCAAGACCTTCCATCGTTCTAGCCTCACGCCGGGTCAAGACTTGACGGGCATCCCTGCCAATGTCGTGGCAATCTGCAATGTGGCTTGGACTGCTGATGTTGTGGCGGCTTATCAGGCGGCACAAGCTGAGAATGCTTGACCGTAATGACCGACTCCACTGAGACCAGGCTGGCGGTGCATGAGGCCATTTGCACAGAGAGGATGAAATTTATTTCTGACTCTCTTGCAAATGGGTCAGAGCGCATGACAAAGATAGAGTATTTGCTCTACGCCGTGATCGTGGCCGTCTTGCTGGGTCCTGGCGCTGCTGCCTCGCTGTTTTCTAAGATCTTTGGTTTGTAGCAAATGTGGACCCCATCAGCATCCTCCTTTTGGCCTCGAGTGCATTCTCTGCAATCAAGCAGGGCATTGCCACATACAAGGATGTTAAGAACACTGCTGGTGACGTTAAAAAGATCGTCAACGAGATCGCTGGCATGTTTGGGCCAAACCCAAGCAAGGAACAAAAGAAGCAGATCGTTGCTGAACAGAAGCGCGTGCAAGAAGTGGCAGCCTATGACCCCAACCAGGTCATGGGAGACATTGCAAAGCGCTTGGGTGAATTCATGCGGCATATGCAGCAGATCCAAGACTACTACCATGAGGAAGAGCGCAAGTCAAAAGAGGAAGTCTATGACGGGGCAGACTCTCTGGCAGAGCGTGCCTTACAGCGCACACTTGTACTCACCCAGTTGACGCAAATGGAGACCGACTTGCGCGAGCAAATGGTTTACGGGGCACCTCCAGAATTAGGCAACCTGTGGACACGGTTTAACGAGATGCGTGAGCAGATTTCAATTGAGCAAGAGCAAGCCAGGGCAGTGCGAGATCAACGTGAGGCGCAGGCGAGATGGCAACGAAGACGGGTAATCGCGGACCTGCAAGACAAAGCAATCTACCTGGGAGCCGCCTTGTGCGTGATCCTATACCTGGCCGTGTTTTGGTCACTCCTGGTGATGGACCGAAAGACCAGATGGGGTTTCTGATCGCGCTCATATGTATGGTGCTGGTTTTCTGTTTGATGCTGCCGATAATTACAGTAATCTACTTTGATACCCTGGCGGTGCAAAAGGAAAGCAAAGCCCAGATTGATCGAATGGAGAGGCTGCGCAAGCAGCTCGAGGAAGACCGAAAGAAGATGGACCAGGCCAACAGAAAGGAAGACTGAATGAGACTGCTGCTTTGTCTGACCATCATGGTGCTTGCTGGGTGCGAGGATCGGTATCGATACACCTGCCAGAACCCTGACAACTTTGAACTCAAAGAGTGCCAGAAACCTCGCTGCTTATTTACGCAAACCTGCCCTGAGTATTTAGTTGCCCCGGTATTGACAAACAAGATTGAACCAGCAAAGGCCGAAGATGCTAAAAAGTAAATACACCCCTGAAGAGATTGAGGTTCGTATCTGGGGCTTTGTTGTGGTGATGATCACCGTCATTTTGCTTGGCATTGTGTTTGCCCTGCTCTATTCAGTGACGTTTGTCACCCAACCCATCAAGTCCATGGCGCCCATCGACCAGGCTTACACCAAGATGCTCAACGACATTGTGCTGCTGATCGTTGGCGGTATCGGCGGCATTGTGGGCAAGCGTGCCGTGGGGGCCGTCACCGCTGCAATAAACCCAGCACCGGCACCTACACCTTCCCCGGCTGCACCAGTGCCTTCTAGCCCTGTTTCTGCCCCTCCCAGCGGTGCTCTGCCAGCCTGGATCAATCCACCTCTGGATGAAACCTGGACGCCGCCACCTCCACCGACAACGCCACCCGAGCACCTGGAACCCGATCATGTCCGCGAGGAGATCGCAGCAGCAAGACGTGAGGCTGGGCAGTGAATCCATACCTGATCATCGCGGCCATGATCGCCATTGGCGGTGCCTATGGATATGGCCATCATGTTGGTTATGCTGACCGGGACGCTGAGATGCAGGCTCACATTGCCAAGCTCAATGAAGAGTCACGCGCCAAGGAGCAAGAGCTGGCAAGCTCACTGAACAATCAAACCGAAACATTGCGAAAGGCCAAGAATGAGATCAACAAAAAACAGTCTGACATTAATGCTCTTGTTGATGCTGGCCGGTTGCGCCTCCCGGTCCCAGCCGCCCCAAGTTGCGTACAAGCCACCCCAGATGCCGCCCCTGCCGTCAGAGATCGGGACGAAGCAAGACCCGACCCTTACAGAGAGGCTATTAAGGCTGTTGTCGCCATCGCCATCGAGGGAGACAGAAACACCGTCCAACTCAACGCCTGCATCGATACCTATAACAAAGTGAGGGAGCAGATCAATGGTAAATAGTGATCAACTCAAAAAGCTGCACATTGGCCCCGAGTGGGTTGATGCGCTCAATGAAACCTTTGGCCGGTTCAATATCTCCACCAAGAAGCAGCAGGCTGCATTCATTGGTCAATGCGGCCATGAATGTGGGAACTTCAAGGTTCTGCAAGAGAACTTGAACTACCGCGCAGCCACCTTGATGAAGTTGTGGCCCAAGCGTTTCCCCACTCTTGACGTTGCCAACCAGTACGCTGGGAACCCAAAGAAGATCGCCAATATGGTCTATGCCAACCGCATGGGGAACCGTGACGAGGCATCAGGGGATGGTTTTCGTTTTTCGGGAAAAGGTTGCATCCAATTGACCGGCCACAGCAACTATTTTCACGCAGGCCAAGCCCTGGGCGTTGACTTTGTCATGCAGCCCGAACTGGTCGCCACTCCCAAGTACGCTGCCTTGACGGCAGGATGGTTCTGGTCAACGCATGACTGCAATCGTCTGGCTGAGGCAGGAGACTGGGCAGCCTTAACGCGCAAGATTAATGGCGGGATAATCGGTTTGGAAGACCGCATCAAACACACCAATGAGGCTTTGGCAGTCCTGACATGACAAACCTGTACCAGCAGCTCGAAACCCCGGCACCGCCAGATCTGCCATCACCCGGCAGTGCGTATGACGAGCGCCTGACAGCGCAAACCCATCGCGGCTTGCTGGTGTACTTTCGCAAGCTGACCAATATCCTGTCAACGGTCCTTGGGCCGCGAGGTGGCAAGTACTTGAACCTGCCTTATGGGTCATTTCAAGATGGGACCGACCAGGCAGCAGCCAACACCACAACGGCCTACGCCATCACATTTGACACAACTGACTATGCAAATGGGATCACTCTGTCAAATACTTCACGTCTAAACGTGTCCCAGGGCGGTTTGTACAACGTGCAATTTAGCGTGCAATTCAAAAACACAACAAATGACACGCAAGACGTTGAGGTCTGGTTTCGCAAGAATGGCGCTGACATTGCCAAGTCAGGATCACGTTTTGGGTTGGGGCCGAGGAAAAGCGCTGGAGATCCATCGCACACCATCGCAGCCTTGAACTACTTTGTTGATCTGGCCGAGAGCGATTACATCCAACTAATGTGGCGGCCATCAGATATTGGCGTCTCCATTGAGCAGTACCCTGCCGGGACCAGCCCAACCCGGCCAGCAACTCCCTCAGTCATTGCCACAGTGAGTTTTGTGTCCAATCTTTCCGCATAATCCCATCATGGCACTCACCGCACTCAGAATCCCCCCAGGCGTTTACCGCAACGGCACTGAATATCAGTCAGCCGGGCGATGGTTTGACGCCAACCTGGTTCGCTGGTTTGAGGGTACGTTGCGGCCCATTGGTGGATGGCGCAAAAGATCGGCATCCCAACTGACCGGGTCATGCCGTGGCTTGATCACCTGGCGCAACAACTCAGGGGATCGGTTTATTGCAGCGGGAACTCATTCCAAGCTGTACGCCATGAATGCGGCAGGGACTCTCAAAGACATTACGCCAACTGGGCTGACTGTTGGCATTGCCGATGCGGCCACAAAGACCGGGTATGGGTACTCCACCTATGGCAACTTTGCCTATGGTGTGGCAAGACCAGACACAGGCAGCGTCACTCCAGCAACAACCTGGAGTCTGGATACCTGGGGCGAGTACCTGGTCGCCTGCTCAGATGCCGATGGCAAGCTCTACGAGTGGCAGTTGGGCTTTTCAACGCCGACCCTGGCCGCTGTCATTACCAACGCGCCAACGGGCTGCAACGCCGTTATGACCACGGCAGAGCGCTTTGTCTTTGCCCTGGGTGCCGGTGGAGATCCCCGCAAGGTCCAATGGTGTGATCAGGAAAACAACACCATCTGGACCCCGGCAGCCACCAACCAGGCAGGTTCATTTGAGCTGATTACTGTTGGGTCACTGAAAGCTGGCAAGCGCGTGCGCGGTGTCAACTTGCTGTTCACTGATGTCGATGTCCACGTCAGCACCTACATTGGCCTGCCTTACGTTTACTCCTTTGAGAAGGCCGGGTCAGGTTGTGGCTTGATCTCCTCCCAGGCCGTTGCGGCCATTGATACGGCTGCGATCTGGATGAGCAATTCTGGTTTTTGGGTCTACGATGGATACGTCAAGCCACTGGCTTGTGACGTTGGCGACTACATCTTCCAAAACATCAACGCCAACCAAGTCAGCAAAGTCTATGCTGTACACAACTCAAAGTATGGCGAGATCATTTGGTTCTACCCATCGAATGCCAGCAATGAGAACGATTCTTATGTGACGTATAACTACCGTGAGAATCACTGGGCGATTGGATCTCTGTCTCGCACGGCTGGCACTGACCGGGGCGTTTTCTTGAATCCCTTGATGGTCTCTGCTGACAGCTATATCTACGAGCATGAGGTTGGCTTTGCGTATGACTCTGTTGCGCCTTTCGTTGAGTCTGGCCCCGTTGAGATCCAACCAGGTGAAAACATTATGAATGTGCGTCAGTTGATCCCTGACGAGCAGACCCTGGGAGAGGTTGTTGTGTCCTTCAAGACTCGCATGTACCCCACTGCCACAGAAACAACTTATGGACCCTACAGCGCCACCGAACCCACCAGCGTGCGGTTTTCAGCGCGTCAGGTCAAGATCAGATACACCGGGGCGGTGCTGGGTGACTGGCGAGTTGGCCTGAACCGTTTGGACGTGACACCCGCTGGCAAGCGTTGAGACTTAAAATTCAGCCATGAAAGACATCAGACAAATCCTCACCGAAGACCTGGCAAAGAACTATGGTGGCTTTGCCATGACAGTTGATGCCTATTTTGATGGTCTGATGAATGCACCCAAGACGGGTAACTTTGTTGTGCGCCAGGGCGACACTCTGATCCTGACAAAGAAGATCGAGAAGAACGGCATCGAATTTCATTGCATCAATGGTGAGCGCGCCAAAGACCTTGTGTCCAACGTGCAGAAGTACCTCGATGACTTGAAGGAAAACGGGTATGACTATGCCGTCACGTTCTACGACAACCCCAGGATCAGCGAACTATTCCAGCAACAACCATATCCATTTGAAGTGAAAAAAATTGATGATGGTTTATTTAGAACATACGAAACAATTGTGAGGTTTAAATGGGCGCACTAAATCAACTGGGCAATGCCGCGAGCAGCTTTGTGCAAGATCCAATTGGGAGCACCAGCAATGCGCTGGCACAAGCAGACAAAGACCTGAGCTTGTCTCAGAATGCGCCTGCAATAGCAGCAGCAGTTGCTGCATATTATGGTGTGCCAATGGCAATGGAATATTTTGGTGCTGGCGCTGCTGGTGCTGGAGCAGGCGCTGGAACGGCAGCCGGAGCACTCGCTGCTGATAACGCATATTTGGCTGCGTCTGCATTAACTCCAGCTCAGGCCGCTGCGGCTGCCGCCGGATCAATTGAGGCGTCTCAATTAGCTGGCCTTGCAGGTTCTTCAGCGGCTGCTGGAGGTGCTGGCGCTGCCGCTGCCACTCCTGGCCTACTTGGTAGCGCAGTGAACTTTGCAAAAGAAAACCCCAATCTTGCACTGGCTGGCGCAGGCTTGGCCGCAAAGGCATTGGGTGGCAGCAGCACGCCGTCATCTTCAACAAGCTCAACGTCCATCGATCCTGACATCAAGGCTGCATATTTGCAGCAGTTGGCTGATGCCAGAACCGCTGCGGCTGGCCTTGGTACAAGGCAGTTTGAGGGGTTCACCCCAGGCTATGCCACGGCAGAGCAGCAGCTCACGGCCACCGGCATTGGCGGTGCTGGTCAGCAGACAACCAACCGGGCTGCTGAATTGGCACTTGCAGAGGCAGGCTACACACCCCAGCAGATCCAGGCCATGACGGGTGCGCAGTACATGTCTGCATACCAAAACCCTTACGAGCAACAAGTGGTGCAGGGTACGCTGGCAGACATTGAGCGTCAGCGCCAGATCTCTCAGCAGGCACAGCAAGCTCGAGCAACAGGTGCCAGGGCATTTGGTGGCTCGCGCCAGGCAGTGGCCGAGTCACTCGCAAATGAGGACTTCACGCGCCAGGCAGCCAACACTGCGGCCCAGTTGCGCTCTGCCGGGTTCACCACGGCAGCCGGGTTCGGCCAGACTGATGCTGCCAGGGCCATGGAAGCGGCCAGGGCCAACGCTGCCAACCAGATCGCTGGTGCTGGCATACGCCAGACTGCCGTGGGCCAGTTGGGTGCTTTGGGTGCCCAGCAGCAAAACCTGGGCATGACGGGTGCGCAGGCCGTGATGACTGCCGAGCAGCAACGCCAGCAGTTGGCCCAGGCGCGGCTTGACGCTGCACGCAATCTGGCCTCTGAGCGTCTTGGCCTGACTGGCAGTGCCCTGGGGCAGCAAGTGCCGAATCTGGGTGCATCTACGACAACTCCCATCTACCGCAACCAATTGGCAGGCGGCCTTGGCGGTGCTCTGGGTGGTGCTCAGTTGGGCAGCATCTTGGGTGGCGCTGGCAACCCTCAGTATGCAGGTTATGGCGCAATCCTTGGTGGCTTGCTGGGTCTAGGTTAAGGAACAAACATCATGGCAGATTTCAATATAGGCTTGCTGGGTGACATTTTTGGCGGTGGTACGTCTGCCCTGAGTGAGTATCTGACGCCTCAACAACAAGAGTCGATGCAACGCCAGGCGCTGTTGTCCACTGCTGCTGCCCTACTCCAAGCAGGTGGACCCTCTGCCACTCCCATCTCACTGGGCCAAGCGCTTGGTGCAGGCTTGCAAGCTGGGACTTCATCCTATGGCAAAGCTCAAGAGGGTGCGATTCAGCAGCTCTTAACCCGTCAGAAGTTGGACGAGTACAAGCGCCAGATGACTATGCAAGAAAACATTGCAAAGATTCTTGGCGGTGGTGGAGCTGCTCAAATGCCTACACCTGGCGCACCCATTACGCCTGACCAGGCCATCGCCATGCCTGGACTGCCTGCTGGACCCACTGTGCAGCGTGCTGAGTTAATTGGACAAGCAGCGCCTGCTGCTCCAGCAATGCCAGCCAACGTGATGAAGGCCAACCAGTATCGCCAATTGGCAGATTTGATGGCCGCATCAGGTAGAGGAGAGGACGCCAAGCGATATTTGGATATGGCTGAAAACCTTGCGCCTTCATTTGAAGAGACTGTCGGCGAACCATTTAAGGCTGCTGACAACAACTTTTATTTACGCACCAAAAGAGGTGGAGTTATACCAATGCAACAAGCGTTGGCGGTTAAGCCTGTCGGCACTCCCCAGCAGGTATTGGGCGCTGATGGCAAGCCAACTCTTGTGCAGATGTATGACGATGGAACCTTCAAGCCCATCACTGGCGTTTCACCATTAATACCGCCAGAAAAGATCGACACTGGTGCAGGCATAAGGTTTGTCAACCCTTACGAAATCAAGCCCGGCACGGTGTTTCCAAAGACACTGCCACCTCAAGTGGTTGGCGGTGCAGAGACGGGTTACTACATAGTCGGTGGCGGTGGCGGTGCTGGCCGAGGTGCTGGCCTGACTGCACCCATGCCTGCGCCTGCTGGTGCTCCTGGTGCTGTTGCAGCTCCCACTGTCCCAGGTGCTGCACCTCGCGCACAAGTGGCCCCGGCTGCTGGCGCTGCCGCACCTACTGGCCCCCAGCCCATCATCCCCGGCACTGGCAAGGCATTCGGCAACGAGAAGGATCTGCGCACTGAATTTACCGCCCAGATGAAACCCTACACTGAGCTGGCGCAGGCATTTCGGAAGGTTGAAGCGGCGGCGCTTAATCCATCAGCAGCGGGTGACATTTCCCTGGTCTATGGATACATGAAGATCCTGGACCCTGGCTCAACCGTTATGCAAGGCGAGCAAGCAACTGCGCAGAATGCTGGTGGCGTACCAGATCGAATTCGCGCCACATACAACAAGGCTTTGACTGGAGAGTCCCTTGCAGATAACGTGAGACTTGATTTTTATTCTCAGGCTAGAAATTTAATTGAATCACAACGTCAAATGGCAGCAGATGTTGGTGACAGATACAGGCAGTACGCCGATGCATACAAACTGGACTCAAACCAGATCGTGTTTGATCCATTCAAGCGCATCAAGACCCCAGCAGAGATTGCTGCTGATGCTGCTAAAAAAGCACCAGCGACAACCACTACGCCTGCACCGGCATCATCAGGTTCTTGGTTCAACAGATTCAACCTTATCCCGAGGCCCCAATAATGGCTACGCAACTACCAAACGTTGAGCGCGTGCAAGAAAACGTGCGCAGAATGCAGGCTCAGAATGCAACTCAGGCCGATGTTGTTGGATACCTAAAGGCTGAGGGTTACACCCCGACAAGGTTTGAGGCGGCAGTCGCCAGCGCCAAAAAGGTTGGCGGTCCACCTGTTGAAGCTGGCTTTGGACGGTCCTTACTTCAAGGCTTGACGTTCAACACTGCCGATGAGATTGAGGCTGCAATGCGTGCCTTGATGTCAAAAGGCATGAGCGCTTTTGATGCCCAGCAGACCTTGAGTGGTTTGGTAACTGGTCAGCAGCCACAGTCCCAGTACGAGAAAGAGTTATCCAGAGTCCGCGCTGGCATCAAGCAGTACGAGGAGCAGTACCCTGGCCGCGCATTCACTGGCGAGCTTATGGGTGGCCTGCTGCCTACGGCTGCGGCCCTGATCGCGGCCCCATTCACTGGCGGTGCTACGGCACCCGCTGCCGCTGCCGGTGCAGCTCGCACTGTTGCTGCTTTGCCAACTCTGGGCCAGACAATGGCTCGAGGTCTGGGCTATGGCGCGGCATCAGGTGCGGCTGCCGGTGCTGGCGGCGCCACTGGTGGACTTGAGAGCAGGGTCATGGGTGGTGCAATTGGTGGTACTGCTGGTGCTGTCCTGGGCGGTGTTGCTCCAGCAGTCACTGGTGCAGTTGGTGCTGGTGGCCGTAAAGTGCTTGAGGCAACTGGTCTGATGCAAGCGCCAGACGCTGCCACTAAGGCGCGTGAGTTGATTGCCAAGAAGTTGGCCCAAGAGGGTATATCACCAGAAGAACTGGCGGCACGCCAGGCTGCTGTGGTGCGTACCCTTGGGGGCCGGGATGAGACGCTGGCAGACATTGGTGGTGAGGCCGTGCGCCGCCTGGCGCGTGGCTCAATGGCAATTCCCAATGCTGCGCAGACAGACGTGCGTCAGATGCTGACAGAGCGTGCCATTGGCGCCGGTCCTCGAATCACTCAAGACATTACTGACTTGACGGCCATTGGTGCGCGTGACATTGGTGATGTGGTTGAAGAGATCATCAGGAACAGATCAATGCTGGCATCCCCACTTTATGACCAGGCATATGCCGCCGGTCAGATCAACTCATTTGCCATTGACAATTTGCTGAAGAAGTCGAAAGACGTGCAGTACGCCATCAATGAGGCACGCAAGCTGCCACAGTATGCAGATCTGCCTGACAACCACATGCTGATGCTGGACAAGGCGTACAAGTACGTTGGCGACCTTGCAAACAACGCTAAGTTGTCTGGCAAATCATCTCAGGCCAATGACTTGAATGATCTGCGCATTTCTTTGCGCAATGCCATCACGCAAGAAGTGCCTGTTTATGGCAAAGCGTTGGATACGTTCTCCAGCGAATCCCTGCTCAAAGATGCTCTCGAGCTGGGTGCAAAGAACTTCTTGCGCAAGACCCCGGCAGAGATCAACCGCGAGATTAAGAAATTTCCAGGGGACGCAGAGCAGCAGATGTACCGCCTGGGCGCGGTGCAATCAGTGCGTGACGAGATCTATGGGATGCGCGAGACGGGCAACATCGCTGACAAATTCCTCAACTCGCGTGAGATGCGGGACCGTATGCGTACTGTCTTCAACTCGCAAGGTGAGTATGAGACGTTCATCAAGAACTTGGAGCGTGAACGCCAGATGGCCGTGACCAGGTCACGCATTGAAGGTAATTCAGTTACCACTCCATTGGCTCAGGATGTTGCTGAGATAACTGCTCAATCGCCATCAGAGATGCTGCGAGCTGGCGCTCAGATGGCAGGTGGAGACTTAATGGGTGGCGCTACCAACTTGATGCGCCAACTTGCACCTCGCCTTCAAGGCATGAATGAAAACGTGGCAGAGCAGATCTCTCGCAGCGTGCTTGATCCCAGGTTCAACCAACAGCAAGAATTTTTGCTAGGCTTGACCCCACTCATGGATCAACTGCGCAGACAGGCGCTGCAACAGCAGACCCGTGCTGCTGGCACGTCCACAAGCGCAGGCCAGTTGGTCCCAGGCTTACTCGCAGATTGAGGTGAAATGATGGCAACTGGTTTACTGGATTACCTCGAGGCAATTGGTGAGACGGGTGCAACTCTGGGTAGCGGTGCCGCTGCCACCATGGCCGGGATTCCTTACGGCATCTTGCAAAACATCAGGTCCGGCAAGTACGGCACAAAGGAAGGCGTCAAGCTGGCCGACAAGGCCACTCAAGACTTCATCAAGCAGTACACCTATGCACCTCGCGGCCAGATGGCCCAGAACGCGCTGCAAAGCGTTGCTGGCCTGCTTGAATCCACCAAGCTGCCACCAGTATTGCCAGAGGCCGGGTTGCTGGCCGCGATCCCCAGGGCAGCGTATGCATCTCAACTTGAGCGTGCCGGTATGGCGGCAGAGCGTGCCATGGAGCCAGTCGCGGCCAACGTGATGGCGCGGGGCGGTTTGCCTGCTCAGTTGTTGACTGATTTGACTCAAGGCACGCGCAGCCAAATGCTGCCCGGCAACAATGTATTTGATCCAAGGTTTGACGCCAGGAAATTGGAGCAAGAACGACTCAGGAATTTAAAAACAAGCGTTGTTCCAATTTACGACTACACCGTCCCAAAGATTAACCTCGCGGATTATCAAGACTATCCATTCATCACCAGCATGTCAGATCGAACCAGGACTGGTTTGTTGACTGACATTGATGGCGTCTCATTGAATCGACCTGTTTACTTGCAGGGTGGACAACCTTACATGTATGAAAACCCTGGACAGGTTTGGGCATCAGGCACAAAGCCAGCCAGTGACATTTACAAGATGGCGAACATGCTCAAAGAGACAACAGGCAAAGACCCGTTGTATATCCCTTGGGTTATGTCCCCATCAGGCAGTGACTTTGCCAACATGACGGGCGAAACCATGCTCTCTTATGCGCAGACCGTCATGGGCAAAGACACGAAAAAGGGTCTTGATAGGCAAATCAAAAACAGATTTATTCCAGACTGGCTTGGCCTTGATGACCCGGCAAGCATTGAGCAATTCAGAAATCTGTCTGACCGCAAACGCAAGTCAATGAAGAAGACATTGCTTGATAAGGAATTCAGAAATGAAGGCGGCTTGAGCATTGGCGAGGCCAGACTGGCGATTGCAGATCCCAATCAATTGAATTTGCCTGATGCAAGCATTTTGAATGTCGGACAAATATTCCCAGATCAACCATTGATCATGCAATCAGGTCACGCTGCATACCCATTGGGCGTGCCTGGTCAGGGACTTGGCGCAGTGGAAGGCGGCCAAAACATATTTGATCTGCTGCTGATGCACCGGCTCAATCGGGGCATCATTGACCCATCCAACCCAAGCAGAAAAGATATTCGCACGCTCGAGATGAAACCCTACGCTGGTTTGCTTGATGCCGATTTGCTCAAGTCTTTGGGCAATTGAAAAGATATTCTGGCTTGAATTTATTTGCCATCTTTTCGCTGTATCGCAAGGTCAAAAACTCGCGCACTGACTCTGGCGTGACCTCTTTGATCTTTGACCCAATGCAATAGAACTCATGCAAGGTGAGCGCCTCAAGAATATCCTTGGACATCTTCACGTCTACATTGACATACGGGGATAATTTCACTTCACTTCTCCAAAAAAAGCAGCCACCAGCGGATCTCTCCTGATCTTCACTTTACGGCCTCGATCACGCGCCTGTCTGAAGGCTTTGTCATCGAGGGACTCTTTGCGTCTCCACTTGCGGACCCTGTCGCTGACGCTACTGGGCAAAGGCTTGATGGCATCAATGCCAATGCCGTACCTGTAGACGGCCACCGGGATACCCCTGACCTCTGACCGGGTCCACTCTTGGATGTGGACCAGGTGCTGCCGGCGCAGCCGGTTGATCAGCAGCCTGGCAGACCTGTCGGTGCAATGGATCGTCTCAGCCACCTCCGCTGAGGTCAGGCCAATGTCGGTGATGGCCTTGATCAAGCGGGGGAGCTGGGCAGACTTCATTTGGTGGCGGCAATGATTTCAAGCTCAAGGTCTTTGACCCTCTCGCGCAAGAGCTGCATCTCCTGGTCCATGTCCCGGTACTTGCGCTCCATGCGCTCGCGGGTGAATGTCTCGCCATGAACGTACCCAATGAGCGTGCCATTGGTGATTGCCTTGCGGATGATCTGCTCATATTCATGTCTGTTAAGAATTACCCCTGCCATGCCGCCAGGGGCACGCATCTTGTTGACCTCGAGGTCTATCTGTTGTTGCATTGTTTCGCTCATGCTCAAGCCCTCCAGACCAAGCAGTCCATCGCCACCACGATCAGGCCAATGAGGCTGATCACGCGGATGAGCTTCTCAGCGGTGCTGCACTGATGGACGTGGATCTCGATGGCCGCGCCATTCTCGAGCGAGTTGGGGAATGCCTCTGTGAAGGTGCGGGGGAACTTGCGGGTTGTTTCATTTTCCATGGTTCAATTCCTTTAATTTGGTTTCGATTGCATCAACTATTTTTCTGCCGCTTTTTGACACTGGCCCACCACCGCCATTTAATCCAAAGTGATACCGCAATACATCGTCTGCCAGTATTTCCCTATCGGTCAACCCAACCCAGGGACGCTTTGAGTAACGCTCTTGAGGAGTCTGAGGAACGCCCCGAGTAATCGGCTGTATTCGATCAAACATCTTTTTTCCAAGATCATAAAATTCTTTGTCTTTGCCCGTACTGTTGTCAATTGCCATGATTTCACTCCTTGTTTGCATATTGATCACATTACACCTCTCATCTCCCAGCCCAGCAAAAAGTAATTCCAGCGGGTGGTGATGTTGGGGTTGGTGAACTTGGTCCCGTCCCAGGCCAGATCTGCTGGGGTGTAGCCCTTTGAGATCATCAGGGCCATGAAGACTTGTTGTGCTTTCATTGATTCTTGCTCCAATATTTGTCGTTTGCGCCAGCCACTCACAGCGCGTGATACCCATAAAGAAAAAGCTCCACGGCCACCCGGCACAGGAACCCGATAAAGGGCAGCATCAGTGCCAGTGCCAGTCCAAATTTGAATGCACTCATTTGCTTTGCTCCTTTTGTTTTTGAATTGACTCGCGCAACTGCTGGCGCAGCCAGTTGACACCGCCCAGGCGTTTCCACTCAGCATAATGCGCCGGGATCAGCCTGGCGCTGACCGTGACGGCCACCGAGGTGATCTCACTCTTGGGTCTGGGCATCTTCATCTCCAGGCCGCAAGGGCCGTTGCAAGGTCTTTGGTGGACACGATAAGCTGATCCAGGCGCATGGACTCATCACGCACGACAAAGAGTCCAGGGCCGCGCTTGGTGCGTCCCCAGGCATCTTTGCGGTTGACGTTGGAGAGTTGGTTCTTGCGAACTGCGTTGTAGACCTGGTGCGTTGTGAACCCCTCATCCAGGCACTCGCGCATGGTCCGAGGAACCCGGCAAAAGTCAATGATCATCATCTTCAAGCTCCTCATCTTCATCAATTGTGGGGGCGTCATCAGGGTGAATGGGCCGGGTCAAGATCTGCTGCCAGCGCCATTCGGATTCATCGATTTCTGAGTACATGTTGGTCCTTGAAGCTGGGGCCGTGGCCCCGGCTGGTTTACTTGCGCTCAACGGTGCCGACCAATTCGCCATCCATGATCAAAAACAAAATGTGTTTGGCAATGTTGAGAGTTTGGCGGCTGCGGTCTTGTGCGCCGCCAGCAATCAATTCTTGAGCATCACTCATCAGGCCAGCAACAACCATGTTGCCGCCTGTGAATTTGTAGGTGATGGAATCTTTGACTGACTCAACGTATGCGTCAATGTCTGCAAAGCCGTACATGGATTCGTTGCGGCTGGTTTGGGTTGCGTTTGTCATTTCATTTACTCCTGGTTGCGTTGTTGATGAGTGAATCATACATCGTTTGACCATCTTGTCAAATCCCCTACGCATTAGTCAACTATTAACCCCATACAATGACCCTGGCGGGTTCATCCTCCCGCTGATTGCACCGGGCACTCCACCCGGGCGCAGTTGCCATTTAGGGGGCCGGTCATCACTGTCTGGCCCCCATTTTTTTGACTATTTGCACAAGTTGTCAAATTGGGGTTAACATCCAAGCCATGAAAACAACCAACAACCCCATCAAAGACGTTATGGCCAAGGCCAGTGCCGCAGGCTACTCCATGGCCGATGTCTGCCGTGTCGCAGAGATTGACCAGAGTCAAGCCAGCCGGTGGCTCAGTGGCCGCACCAAGCCACTCTATGCCTCTGTGGTGCGCCTCAATCAGGTGGTCGATGCCATGGTAGCGGCACGCCTTCAAGTGCTCAACAAGGCCATGGACGAGGCGCTCAAATGACGCACATAGGCATCGATCCAGGTCTTTCTGGCGCCATCGCGGTGCTCACAGATGACTCTCTCCAGATCCACGATATGCCGGTAATGACCGTGGACCGTAATGGCAAAGCCAAGCGGCAGGTGTCAGCAAATGAGCTGGCCGAGCTGCTGAATCTGTACGCAGGCAAAGACTGCCATGTTTACTGCGAGCGCGTGGGTGCTGTCAGTGGGCAGGGGGTAACCAGCGTTTTTAGTTTTGGCCGCAGTTTTGGAATGATTGAGGGGATTTTGGCAGCGCTCAAGATGCCGGTCACCTTTGTGGCCCCTGCCACCTGGACCCGTGCCATTGGGCGCAGCCCTGGCAAGGATGCCAGCCGGGCCAGGGCAATGGAGCTTTTCCCGAATTACGAATACTTCTTCAAGCGCGTCAAAGACGATGGCCGGGCTGACGCTGCACTCATTGCGCATTGGGGGCGTAAGCATGGATGACGCAGAACGCAAAGCCATGAGGGACCAGATTGTCTGGCTCACTCAGGAACTCGAGAAGGCCAGACGCGCAAACCAGGACAAGACGCTGCTCATGGGCCGAATGCTTAACCCCGAGGATCTGGGGCACGCAGTGAGCAACGAGGTCAGGCAGCTCATCTACACGATCATCATCAACGAGCAGGATGCAGAGAGAGAATCATGGAACAAAAAATAATCCTCAGACCGTCAGCAGCGTCACGCTGGATCGCTTGCCCGGCCAGCGTTAAGTTGTCTGTTGGCATCCCAGAGCAACCCTCTGGCGAGGCCGCGCAGGTCGGGACGGCCATTCACGCCCTGGCTGAGTTGTGCTTTAAGGCCAAGTCTGACCCCAAGGACTATGTCGGAAAGGAAGTGGAAGGCATCACCATGACGGCCACCAATGCCGAGTATGCGCAGCTCCACCTCGATGAGATCAAGCGGGTCCATGACGAGTTGGGGCACGTCAGAGTTGAGCGGTACGTCACCATTGTGGACACTGACGAGGTCAAGCTGGCGGGGACTGCTGACGTTGTGGGCCTGGGGTCTGGCAAGTTGATTGTGTCGGACTTAAAGACGGGCAAAGGCTGGGTAGACGCTGACTCTCCGCAGCTCAAGATATATGCATTGGGCGCCATCAGATCAGCCGCAAAGAACGGTATCCCACCGCCTGGACAGATCGAGCTGCGCATTGTCCAACCGCACCATGGTGACGTGCGCAGCCACTCAATGACGTATAAAGAACTCTGGGACTGGTATCAGAACACGCTGCGCCCGGCCATTCAGGCCAGCACTGACGCAGCATCCCAGCCCACACCCAGTGACTCTGCCTGTCAGTACTGCCCGGCCAAGATCGTGTGCCCTGCCCAACGCAAAGGGTTTGAGGTCCTCGCGGCCAAGCCAGACCTCAGAACCCTGGACAAGGAACAGATCCAGGCCGTCATGCTGACCCTATCAGTCGAGCAGATCGCGGACCTCTTGGAGCGTGCGCCAGTGGTCGAGAAATTTATTGACGCTGTGCGTGACCATGCTGTGCAACGTATCAGGAACGGTGAGTCAATTCATGGCTGGCAGATGGTGCCTAAGCGTGCAACACGCAAATGGACCAATGAGGATGCTGCCTTGCAAGCGCTTACTGACGCTGGCATCGACAAGTCCAAACTGGTCTTAACTGAGATGGTGACGCCTGCGGTGGCCGAGAAGCTGCTGGGCAAGGACAAGAAATCCATGGTCGATGACCTCACCACAAAAGAATCATCGGGTTTGACTCTAGGCCGTGCCGTAGAGATTGCCCAATAATCCCATTCCCCCAACCGTGTCAATGACACACAACTCTGAAAGCGAAAGCAAAATGCTAAATCTATCCTCTGGTGGCGGCTCAGGCTCCTACATTCGTTTCTCCCCCCAGGCCAATGCTTGGACCAATCAAGATGGAGAGATCCAACTTGGCAAAGTGGTCTTTGACATTGACAACATCCAAACAGGCTGGCTCGAGCTGGGCGTTGGTGTACGTGACTGGCAGCCTGATGCTGCCCTAGGCAAGAAGGGTCCGCAGCCCACTGCAAACCACAAGCGCGGGTTCTCCATCGTGTTTTATTCCAAGGCACTGGGAACTGTCGAGTGGTCATCCAACGGTGTTGGCCCCAACATGGGCTTGGAGCAGCTCTACAAGCAGTGCTCTGAACAGCGTGCTGCAAACCCTGACAAGCTCCCAGTGATCGAATACACCGGCAGCCGAATGGAAAAGATCGGCAAGGGCACAACTCGCATCCCGGCATTTAACTTAACGGGTTGGATCGCCAGGCCAGCAGGCATGGACGCGCAGACACCGCCAGTTGATGAGTTTGATCCTTTCCCTGCGCCAGTACCGGCACCAGCAGCACCCGCAAAGGCTGCTCACGCCGCACCCATTCCCGTTCACTCTGACGAGGACTTGTTTTAAGACGTAACGAATTAAGGGCCGGGGCTTTGTCCCCGGCTTTTTTTTCCCTCATGGAATCAAAAGAAGAATTCTGGCAACTGCTGGTGCTCATGTTGGCGCGGCGGGTGTACGAATTGGAGCAAAGAATTAAAAAAATGGAGAAGAAGAAGTGAGATATTTATCTGTGTGCTCTGGCATTGAGGCCGCCACAGTTGCTTGGCATCCACTTGGGTGGACGGCAGCGGCCTATTCAGAGATCGAAAAATTCCCATCGCAGGTGCTTGCGCACCATTACCCAGACGTGCCCAATGTGGGCGACATGACCAAATTTAAGGAGTGGAACATTGGAGCAATTGACCTTCTTGTTGGAGGAACCCCCTGCCAATCATTCAGCGTTGCAGGACTTAGAAAAGGATTGGATGACCCGCGTGGCAACCTCATGCTCACATTCCTTGCCATTGCTGACCAACATCGCCCCCGATGGTTGGTTTGGGAAAACGTCCCCGGCGTCTTGTCATCTAACGGAGGAAAAGATTTTGGCACCTTCCTCGGGGCGCTGGGGGAACTCGGGTATGGGTTCGCATACCGAATTCTTGACGCTCAGTACTTTGGAGTGGCCCAAAGACGCCGCCGTGTGTTTGTTGTCGGATACCTTGGAGACTGGAGAGTTGCCGCAGCGGTTCTTTTTGAGCGCCACAGCTTGTCAGGGGATTCTGCGCCGAGCAGAGAAAAGAGGGAAGGTGCTGCCGCCAATGCTAGAGAAAGCTCTGAAGTCGGTAGTCTGATTCCAGCAATGCACTCAGAACTATGCCCATCACTCAAAGCGCGTGATGCCAAAGGCCCATCAAGTGACGGTGACGGTGACGGTGCAATACTTGTGCCAATGGCGCAACCCATTGCATATGCCTTTGATAGTTTGTCATCCAACTCTATGAAAAGCGCAAACCCTGTCAGCGGATGCAATAAAGTCGAAATATCTAAATCGCTGGACACATCAAGAGGGCTTGATCCATCATGCAACCAAGGCGGTATTGGTGTGGCCCAACCCATCTCATTCAGCGCCCAGATGTCAAACCCTCAGACTGATGTTGAGATGTCAGCAACCCTGCAGGCAAAAAAACCAATGGCGGTGGCAGTTGGCACTGACCTCTACAACGGGGCAATCACTGGCGATGTTGCTTGCACCATGTCAACGCATGGAGGTGATGGAAATGGAACTGGCCCGACCGTGATGCAACAAATGGCCGTGCGCCGCCTCACCCCTGTCGAATGCGAGCGCCTGCAAGGTTTCCCCGACAACTACACAGACATCCAACTCAAAGGCAAAGTCACGCCAGACGGACCCAGGTACAAGGCACTAGGTAACTCAATGGCGGTGCCCGTGATGGCATGGATCGGCAAAAGAATACAAGAAGTGGAGCAGATGCAATGCAAGCCGAACAGATAGCAAAGGCGCTTGGCAACGCGAAGAGAGTTGGCAAAGGATGGTTGGCAAGTTGCCCACTGCCAACGCATGGACAAGGGCACGGGGACAAGAACCCGAGTCTGTCAATCAGTGATGGTGAGGACGGCAAACCGCTGTTTAAGTGCCACTCTGGCTGCGATCAGCATCAGCTGTTTCACGCCATCAGGGACTATGGCCTGCTGCCAGAGATCGAGAAACGCGATCCATTGGCATCAATCAAGCCACTGCCAACGCTCACGCCGCAAGTGTTGGAGCACGAATGGGTATATGTGGACGAGGACGGGGAACCCTTGTTTGTGAAGCAACGGTTTAAGACCGGCACGGCCAAGGGCAAAGACTACAGGCAGATGCGTTGCGTCAAGCAGCCAGATGGAACCCATGTCAGGTTTCCAGGGTTCAAAGACACGCGCCTGGTGCCATACAGGTTCCCCGAGTTGTTGTCTGCAAAAACTGCAGGCCGCACCATATTTCTAACTGAGGGGGAAAAGGCAGCCGATGCCCTGGTATCGATTGGAGTTATCGCCACTAGTGCTCATGCAGGGTCAGGGTCATGGCCTGAAGAGATAACGCAGTACTTTGCCGGTGCAGTGGTCATCATGGTCCCCGACAACGACCTGGCCGGTTGGATGTACGCAGGCAAGGTGGCAGCGGCGCTGATCCCTGTGGTGAAGTCACTCAGGATCTTGGACCTGCCAGTGGAAGGGTTGACAGATGATGCTTGGGAGTGGGTCAATGTCCTGGGAGGCACCAGGCAGGCATTGGTGGAGCTGGCAAAACTGAGTCCATTGATACGCCATGAAGATGACGTAACGATCCCGGAAAGATTAAGTGGGGCAACACCAAACGCAACAAACGTAAACGCACCAAACGCAACCAATCCAGGCAACGTCCACCAGGAAACTGACAAGACGTACAAGCCCTTCAAGATTGAGTCATGGCAGTCAGTCAAGGATGAACCTATTAAGTGGTTAATACAAGACGTGATTCCAGATCAGTCTTTGGTTGCCCTCTTTGGGCCGCCAGCCTCATTCAAGTCATTCCATGCAATGTCCATTGCTGAGTGCATCGCCAGTGGCAGGCCTTGGATGGGCAAAGAGATCAACGGCAGCGGTCCAGTTTTGTATATCGCGGGGGAGGGGTATGGGGGAATAGGGGCCAGGATTGCCGCCATCAAGCAGCACCACAAGACCCCTGACTCAGCCCAGCTCTATGTTGTGCGCTCCATGATCAACCTCAGATCAAGTGTGGATGACTTCACGAACCTGATCCTGGCAATCGATGAGCTGGTGCAGTTGATCGGCGTTCAACTGCGCATGATTGTCATTGATACCTTGGCACGGTCATTTGGCGGGGGCAATGAGAATAATTCTGATGATATGGGGGTCTATATCCAGTCATTGGGCAAGATCCAGAACCGCTACAAGTGCAGCCTCATGTTGCTGCATCATGCAGGCAAGGACAGTAGTAAAGGGTTGCGTGGGCACTCAAGCCTCTTGGCCGCGGTGGACACCCAGATGGAGATCTTGAGGTTCACAGACTCCATGAAAGGGCAGATATTTCTGTCCAAACAGAAGGACGGCGAGCAAGGTGAAAGGTACGGGTTTGAGGCCATCACGGTGGACATTGACAGGTCAGATCTGGGCCTGGAAAACGGCAGCAGTCTGGTCATCGAGGCGTCAGATGTTGGCGACACGAAGGACAGTGACCCAGAAAATAAGCCACAAAAGGGCAAACCAATTGGGGCAAAACAGAAGATTGCTGAGAAATCACTGAATGTTGCAATTAAAACCTTTGGCTCCATTATGGACACTCCAGAGGGACGCAAAAACACCATCACTTTGGACCAGTGGAAGGCCGAATTCACGGCCATGATCGGGTCAGATGTGTCCGCAAAAGACCTGGCAACGTACTGGTTAAGGGCCAAGGATCACGTCATAAAGAGTGGCTTTGGGACCATCAGAAACAGCAGCGTATGGGCCAACCGCAAGGACGTGACTACTGGATTTGAGGCAGAGGCATTGCTCAAGGCAGGGAAAATGGCGGCATTGGTTGATGAATGAGTCATGCAATGTCTGACAATGTTATCCATTACAAATACTACAAACACCACAGATGTAGTGCAGTTGTAGTGCTACACATACTACAAACACTACAAACACCCCGAAGGGGTTGTTTGTAGTGTGGTGTGTAGTGTGGTGTTTGTGGTGTAGTGATTATTGATTTGATGATTAATGGATTGGAGGCAAAGGATGAACGCAAAGCAGGGTCAAGTGGGTCAGGTCAAAAGTCGCATACCCAGCCGTGGTGTTAAGCCAGATTTCCCGGCAACAGATTTTGAGATCAGGCAGGCATCATGGCTGGCTGAGATTGATCGCATTAAGGTGGATCAGGATCGGAAATGGGGGACTGATAGATTGTGTACTTTAGTTGATCCAGCGTTTCGGGAGAAATTCTGGCAGCAACAGCAGCGGGTCTGGTCTGCTTGTCAGGCCAGGGACAGCGAAAAGCTCGAGAAGTCGGCAGCCGGGATGGTCAGGGCTTATCAGGCGCTCGAGGCTTGGGCAGTGGGTGTCGGTGTGTCACAACGGCCAACGGTTGGCGCGGTGGAGCATGTTGGGAAAGATGGGAAGCTGATGGTTGTGGTCGCCACCAAGCAAGATGCAACCTGGTACCGCGAAAACCGGCCAGACGTTACCGGGCAACACGTCTGGTGCATGGAGGAGATTGAGCTGCTGATTGAGGCTGAGATCAACCAGGCAGTGGTCGAGGCCAAGATCAGGTACGCTAAGTACGACCCGGTGGTGGTCAAGGTAGAGAAGCTGGGTGGTGAAACGGGCTTTGATGACTTTGTCAATGACCTGGACACTTCAGCACCATCCAAGGCACCTAAAATGTTCGATAGCAAAACAGCGGAGAAATTTAAGCATGGACATAATCAATCGATTTAAGGCACTTTGTGCCAAGTGCTGGGGTTGGGTACTTGATCGCGTTAAAACCTCTGGAAAGGGCTGAAAACATGCCTGGAAGACCTAAATTTAGACGTGACATTGCTTTGCTGGAGGAACTTCCAGAAGAGATGATCTTTGCAATGGTCGAGGCTGGCAAGCCAATGTCGGCGATTTGCATCGAGCTGGGCATTGGGCGCAAGGCGTTAGAGACGTGGATCGAAGATCAGGATCGTCCTGATATGATCGCCCGTGCGCGCGCAAAAGCAGCCGATGAGCTTGCGTGCGAGACGCTGGCGATAGCGGACAGCGCCGACCCGGAGCACGCCGCGCACGCTCGCGTCCGCATCCAGACGCGCCAGTGGCTGGCTGAGAAGTGGAAACCGAGCGTCTACGGCACCAAACAGGCGCAGATCCAGGTCAATATCCACTCAATGCGGATGGACGCACTGCGCCATGCCGAGGTCATCGAGGCCGAGTTATCCACAGGGCAGGACAAATAAGTGACCACTTATCCACAGATCAGATGGGATTGCCTGTGGATAATGGCCATATCTGTGCATAACCACTGTCGTATGCCCGTAATAACTTAACATAATGGACAATGTAGCGATTAGGCTTTTGATAACGATCAGACGATTCCAGAGTACATGCGGCATCGAGCGCAAGCAGTCACTAACCAGCAATTCACAGGCGCGTGCAAGTTGCGCACAGGCTGCTGGCCGCGCCGGTGCTGGCGCTGGCGCCGGTCCTGGCCTGCTGGCCGCGCCGACCCCCCCTTGCGCTCGCGGCTGGGGGCAGGCTGATGCAGCACCTTAACAAACACCGACCATGACCCACCCCCCTACCCCGGCACCGCCCACCGTCACTCTCCCAAAAAAAATAAAAAAAGTTGAGACAACTCTCGACCCCACCCAGAACCCGTTTGTTGAATTCGTAAGACTCTACAAGAACAACCCTGTAAGGTTCGTGCAAGAAGTGCTGGGCGTGACCCCTGACCCTTGGCAAGCAGAATTCTTGATGCACATCGCCAAAGGGAACCGAAGAATAAGTGTCAGATCCGGCCACGGGGTTGGCAAATCAACCGCTGGTGCCTGGGCCATGCTTTGGTATTTGCACTTACGGTTCCCGGTGAAGATTGTCGTTACGGCCCCCACCAGCAGCCAGCTCTATGACGCGCTCTTTGCGGAACTCAAGCGCTGGATCAAGGCCATGCCGCAACTCTTGCAGGACCAGCTCGAGGTCAAGCAGGACCGCATCGAGGTCAAGGATGCCGCCACCGAGGCGTTCATCTCTGCCAGGACGAGCAGGGCCGAGCAGCCCGAAGCCCTCCAGGGCGTACACAGCGACAACGTGATGCTTGTTGGAGATGAGGCATCGGGTATCCCCGAACAGGTATTCGAGGCCGCTGGTGGCTCCATGTCTGGACACAATGCCGTGACCTTGCTGCTGGGTAACCCGGTGCGCTCCAGTGGTTTCTTCTACGACACCCACAACCGGCTTGCTGATGACTGGGTCACCATGAAGGTAGCGTGCGCTGACTCACCTCAAGTCAGCCAGGAATACATTGAGGAGATGAAGGCCAGGTACGGTGAGGAGTCGAACGCTTACCGCATCAGGGTTTTGGGTGAATTCCCACGCAGTGACGATGACACGGTGATCCCCATGGAACTGCTGGAGATGGCAAGCCAGAGGGATGTTGAGGCCAGCCAGCACGCCAGGATGGTGTGGGGCTTGGACGTTGCCAGGTTTGGGTCTGACAAGTCAGCCCTGTGCAAGAGACAGGGAAACGCCGTCACTGAACCCATCAGGACGTGGAAGAACCTCGATTTAATGCAGCTCACGGGTGCCGTTGTCGCTGAGTGGGAAGTCTTGATGCCCAGTGCCAGGCCAGCGGAGATCTTGGTTGACTCGATTGGCTTGGGCGCTGGGGTTGTGGACCGCTTAAGGGAACTGGGTTTGCCTGCTCGCGGGATCAATGTGTCAGAGTCCCCCGCCATGGGCCAGACGTACAGGAACCTCAAGGCTGAGTTGTGGCACAAGGCCAAGGCCTGGCTTGAAGCGCGTGACTGTCGGATGCCCAAAGATGAACAATTGATCGCTGAACTGGCGACAGTGAGGTACTCATTCACGTCCAGCGGGAAGATCCAGATTGAGGGGAAAGATGAGATCAGGAAGCGCGGCCTGCCGTCCCCTGACAGGGCAGATGCGTTTTGCTTGACGTTCGCAAGTGACGCTGTTGTCGGGATGTACGGGTCGAGCATGTCGGGTAAGTGGTCGCAGCCTTTGCGCAGGAACCTGCCCAGGGTTGCATAATTGGGGAATTCATAGGAGCAGCAAGCATGAAGATGACCAAAGCGCAAAAGAAAGTCGGCAAGGTGATGGGTGAGTACAAGGCTGGGACCCTGCACTCTGGCAAGGGTGGCAAGGTTGTGAAGAACCCCAAGCAAGCCATTGCCATCGCGTTGTCAGAGGCCAAGATCAAGCCCAAGAAGAAATGATCAAGCGCGGATCTGAGACATTCTCAGGCTACAACACGCCCAAGCGCACGCCGGGCCACAAGACCAAGAGTCATGCGGTGCTGGCGAAATCTGGGGATGAGGTCAAGCTCATCAGGTTCGGGCAACAGGGGGCAACTGGTTCCCCTGACGGGTCCAAGAGGAATGAGGCCTTCAAGGCCAGGCACGCGCAAAACATTGCCAAGGGCAAGATGAGCGCGGCCTACTGGGCAAACAAAGTGAAATGGTGAACGACTATGGCAACTAAAGACTATGAACGCGCAGCCGAGCAGATGATGAAGGGCAATGGCGCCAAGTGCCCCACGGCCACTCAAGACATCACGGTGAACCTGAAGAACCGGGGCAAGGCCATTGACTCTGCCGCCTACGGCCCAGAGAACCCGGCACTGCCCAATACTGCTTTTTGGAAGGAAAAGGCTGACGAGTGGGAAGTCAGCATCAAGGACGCCAAGACAAGTCGATGCGGTAACTGCTCCGCATTCAACCAAGAGAAGTCGATGCTTGACTGCATCGCCAAGGGTATTGGTGACGAGGGTGACCCCTGGGCCATGATTGAGGCCGGTGACCTTGGGTACTGCGAAATATTCGACTTCAAGTGCGCGGCCAGCAGAACTTGTGACGCCTGGGTCGCTGGCAGTGACCAGGCTGACGGTGAAGGCGAAGACATGAGCGAAGAGGGCGATGGCGAAGACGAGTATGGCGGTATGGGTTCGCTGATCACGATCAATGTCGAGGCCAAGGATTGATCTCTCCCATCGCTGTTGCCACCGTCAAGGGCAAGTGCTTGCGGATGATGATGACGAGCGTGCGAGAGTACGCCAGCCAGGTGCCCATCTATTTGCGCGGCCCTGAGTCAGTCATTGGCGCCCATGATGCTGATCACCAGATCTATGGTGAGGCATCCACGTTTGGCGAGTGCTACAACGAGGTGATTGACCGGGTCTTTGCTGACGGGTTTGACTCTGTCGTTGTGGCAAATGATGACATAGTGCTGACCCCCACAAGCTACCAGGTGCTGATGGATGACGTGGCGCTGCTGAAGAAAGAATGCCCCAAGCTGGGCTGGGTGGCTGCCAGGTGTGATGCGTCCAGGGCTACACAAAACATCAGGTCCAACCCGTTTGGCGAGGAGCTGCACTACTTTAAGTACCCCTGGGAAGAACACATTATGCAAATGGAGTGCCCCTCTCCCATCTTTGCTTGGATCTCGCGGGATGCCTGGGAAGTGGCGAAATTCCCCCCGCTGAACTGGTACTCAGATGACGTGCATTGCACTGATTTGCTGGCCGCCGGGTTTCAGCACTATCTGTCCCGGTCCTATGTCCACCACGTTGGCAGCCAGACAATTGGTCTTGATGGCGCCAAACTGATCCAGCAGGCCATGCCATGGATCAGAAAGAACCGACCCGAATATGCAAAACAGTGGTTTGACACTCAACCTGGGTAGTGGCCGGGACCGGCGATCTGAGTGCGTCAACGCTGACATTTTGGAGCGTGCCAAGCCAGACTGGCTGGTTGACATTTCCAAACCACTTGCGGCCACAACGATTGACTGGTGCGGGGAACCGCTGGAGATCGGGCCTGGCATGTTCTCAAAGATCATTGCCATTGACGTTCTTGAGCACATCCCTGATCTGGTCGCGGCCATGACCAACTGCCGTGATCTGCTGGAGATGGGTGGCGAGATGCACATATCAGTGCCCTATGACCTGAGTCTGGGTGCCTGGCAAGACCCCACGCATGTGCGTGCATTCAACGAGAACTCATGGGTTTATTACTGCGCCTGGGCCTGGTACTTGGGTTGGACGGGTTCGCGGTTCAACATGGAGCGCCTCGAGTACAAATTAAGTGCAAGCGCAGACTTAGAATTGCCACAAGAACAATTGCTGCGCACGCCACGGGCAGTTGAGTCAATGTATGTGGTTTTGAAGAAAGTCCCAATATGATCAACGACCTAGAAATCAGCACCGACATCGCATCCGCAGAAACGATGGATGACAGTGAGCTGCAAGGCATCATCACGTCTGACCTCGAGGACGCTGTCAGCTACATCGACTCCGACCTGAGTCCCATCAGGGCCAAGGGGACCGAGTACTACCGTGGTGACCCCTTTGGCAATGAGGAAGAGGGGCGAAGCCAGGTTGTCGCCATGGAGGTGCGAGACACTGTCAGCGCCATGATGCCAAGCCTCATGCGCGTATTTTTCAGCACCGAGAATGTTGTTGAGTACATCCCCCGCGGCCCAGAAGACGTGAAGGGTGCGCAGCAGGCAACTGACTATGCAAACCTGATTTTTAACTCTGACAACAACGGGTTTATGACCACTTATGCGATCTTCAAGGATGCGCTGGTCAGGAAGTGTGGCATTGCCAAGTATTACTGGGAAGAGGAAGAGAAGGTCCGCATCGAGGAGTACTCAGGTTTGGATGACCAGACCCTGCAAATCTTGTCCCAGGAAAATGACGAGGTCAAGATCGTTGTGTCCTACCCTGACCCGGCCATCTCCCAGGAGATGATTGACCAGGTCAACGCGCAGGCCATGGCCGCAGGCCAGCCAGCGCCGCAAGTGCCCATGTTGCATGACGTGCAGATCAAGCGCATTGTCAAAGATGGGCGCGTGCGGATCATGGCCGTGCCGCCCGAGGAGCTGGTGATTGATCGCCGGGCACGGTCCTTTGAGGATGCTGCCCTGATTGCGCACCGCCAGATGCTGACCGTGGCCGAGTTGATCTCCATGGGATATGACGAGGACGAGGTGCGCGACAACTTGACCTCCAACGACCTGGACTCCAACGAGGAGTTTTTGGCGCGTCAGCCACTGAATAACATCACGGGCAACAACAACACGACCAACCCCATGATGCAGCGGGTTTTATACGTTGAGGCGTACTCTCAGGTGGACTATGACGGGGACGGCATCCCCGAGTTGCGCAAGATCTGCTGCATGGGTTCTGGCTACAACATTGTGCGCAACCTGCCAGCAGCCTATATCCCCTTTGTGGACTTTCCCTGCGATCCAGAACCCCACACCTCGCCCCTGGAGTCCATGTCGATTTTCGACATCACCCATGATTTGCAAGAGATCAAATCTGAGATCTTGCGCAACACGCTGGACTCTTTGGCCCAGTCGATCCACCCCAGGACCGCGATTGTCGAGGGCCAGGTCAACATCGATGACGTGCTCAACAACGAGACGGGTGCCGTGATCAGGATGCGTGCCCCCGGCATGGTGCAGCCATTCAATACCCCATTTGTGGGTCAGGCCGCATTCCCGATGCTGGACTATGTGGATCAGATCAAGGAAGACCGCACCGGCATGAGCAAGGCCGCCATGGGTTTGAATGCTGACGCATTGCAGTCGAGCACCAAGGCCGCGGTGGCCGCCACCATCAGCGCAAGCCAAGGCCGCATTGAGCTGACCTCGCGGATCTTGGCCGAGGGCATGAAAAAGCTCTTTAGGGGCATCTTGTTCTTGATCACCACGCACCAGGACAAACCTCGCATGGTGCGCCTGCGCAACGAGTGGGTGCAGATCGACCCACGCGCCTGGGACAACTCCATGGACGTGTCGATCAACATTGGCCTGGGCCAGGGTGACACCAACGAGCGCTTGCAGGGTCTGATGATGCTCATG